TGGGGCAGCGACGGCGGCCTGATAGCAGGCGGCAAGCGACTGATGCTGATGCTGGTCCTGATCGGGTTGATGCTGCTGCCGGGATGCTCCGGCGTGTGGATGAACGCGGAATACTCCGCGCTGCTGAGCTCGACGGCGAGCCTGTCGGCGGAGACTGCGCACAGGGCACAGACCGGGCAACTCTCGCCGGATGAGATGAAGAGTGCGCTCGTGGATCAGGCCAGCACCTGGGCGAAGTTCGTCGCGGCTCGGGACGGGTGCGCGAGCACGCAATCGGCCAAGTGAGCGATCCTTGAGGCCCTTATGGGAAGGTGCACACAATGAGTGACGCAACGATAACCCTCAACGGCCTGCTGGCCAAGACGCCGGACCTGTTCAAGCCGGTGGTGCAGAAGTACGGGCCGAGCCTGGTCGCTATGACGGCCCAGGAGTTCTGCGACTGGCTGGACATGATGCTCGCGGGCGACGTCGACGCGGCCTGGCGGGCGTTGCTGGCGAAGATGCCCAACGCGGACCTCCTCCAAGCCTGGAAGGACAAAAACGCTGAGTGGGACGCCGCCAACGCCAAGAACGCCGCGCGCGTGGCGCTGCAAAAGGAAGCGACACTGGCGGTGCTGAAGGTGCTGCTTGCCGGGGCGCTGGCATGGGTGGGTCTTTAGCTCCCTGACAACCTGGAAACTCATAGGAAAGGCATGGATCATGGATAACGCAAAAGTCATTCAATGGATCGCGACCGCCGCGGCCCGTGGAATCGCGTGGTTCCTGGCCGGCAAGCTTGGGCTGGAGGCCGTCCAATCCAACGAACTGGGTGCGGCCATAGCGCAGGCTCTTGCCGCGCTGGTCATTGCCGGCGTGAGCATCTACACCAGCGTTAAAGCCCGCAGCAAATTGCTAGCGACGGAGCCGCCGAAGAAGTGAACGCATGGCCGAGGAGCCGAACAACCAGGCCGAGGAGATCGACATTGGGCCTCTGACGCTGCCGGAACTCCACGGCCTGGCGCGCGACGCGACGCTGCAGCTGAGGCGGTTCTGGCAGGAGATTTTGGTCCGCGAGACGTGGGTCGACGGCGAGAGCGTCCTTGACCTACTGGACATGCTCGACGCGGCGATTGCGAAGGAAACATGAAAATCGAAACCCTGAGAATCTGGCTTCCGCGAACCGGCGTGACGGCCTCCCAGGCCACCGGCGATGATGGCTATTACAAAGCGGGCAATCCGCGTGTTACGCGGTTCGTTGCGATTGGGAATAACACCATCCGCGATCGCGCCACGGGCCTGCAGTGGATTCAGAACAACACGACGCTCGGGTCGCCATTCAACGGCACAAGAACCTGGGCCAACGGCCTGGCGGACTGCGAGGCTCTCACGTATGGCGGATTTTCCGACTGGCGCATGCCCAATCTGATGGAGATGCTGTCAATCTGTGATTGGTCCATAGCGACGGGCGTGCGCGTGCCCTCTCCGTTTGCGATCATCGGGAGCACGTACATCTATTACTGGACCAGCACCCCCTACGGCAACGCTCCTACAAGCACGGCGATGATCGTCGGCGTCGGTGCAGCCTATGGGTACGTCGTGAGTACCGAAGCGATGACCGCAACCAACAAATATACCCTACCCGTGCGCGGCGGGCGGATCAATGCATGACAGGACCTGACAATGGCAAATGAAATTCAACTGATACACGACGACGCGGCGGAGACCATCTACGCGATTGTCCGCGAGACGGCGTCGACGGGACGGTGGTACGACAACACAACCGACCACGCGCTGGAGACGTTCGACTCGGCCAATTGGGCGACCTACGCGATAACGCTCGCCCAGGTCGATGTCAGCAGTCCGCCGACGACGGGCAACGCGGCGTACCAGGGCACGTTCCCGGCACTCGCTGCCGGGTTCTACTGGCTGGACGTCTACGTCCGGGCCGGCGCTGCGGCGGCGCAGACGGACGTCCGAACGGCCAGCTACCTGTTTTACTGGAACGCGACGGCGCTTGTCCCGGCTGGCGGCGCGGCGGATGCGCAGCAGGTCAGTGGCAGCGCCACAGCGGCCGATCACATCGAGAGCGTGTTCCTCGGCACTGGGCACACCGACGACGTTGACATTTCGGTTCGGAAGTTTGATGTGACGAACGATGCGGGTCCGGCAGTGACCTTGAGCGGCACGACGTATGGAATGAGGATCATCGCATCCGCCGGCAATGGGTTAAGCGCCCAGGGCAGCGGTGTTGGGCTGGTGGCTTTGGGGTCGGCAGGTGCGGGAGCGAGATTTGCGGCAAATGCTGACGGCGTCGATGGGCTGCAACTGCTTGGTGTCGCTTCTGGAAGTGGTTTGCGCTGCTTCAACACCGCTGGCGGCGGGGATGCTACCGGACACGGGATATACGCCACGGGCGGTGCTACAAGCGGAGACGGCATTCGCGCGACGGCTGCCAATGGCAACGGAATGATAGTAGTGGGAGCGGGCGTCGGGTACGACCTGAACGCCGACATTCACGGCACGCTGGACACGGCGGAATCTTCCGTGGCCGCCGCGCTGGCCGCGTACCCGGTCCCCCTGGCGACTGACGTGCAGGACTCCGCCGCTGCCGCGCTGGAGGCGTACAACTCTACCGGCGTCGCCAAGGAGGACAGCGTCGGGGCAATCGCAACAATCCTGGCCGGCATTTCGTCTCTGGCGCACTGGCTGCGGGGGCTATACAACAAGCGCGCCATGGACTCCACGGCGCTGACGGAAATCCGAGACAGCACAGGCACATTCGACCCGACAACCGATAGCAATGAGGCCATCGCGGATAAGACCAGCGGATTGACCGCTCAGCAGACCCGCGACGCCCTGAAGCTCGCCCCGTCCACGGGCGATCCTGCGGCGGGCAGCATCGACGCGGAACTGGACACGCTCGATACCGTTGTCGACGCGATCAAATCGAAGAGCGACTTAATCGGTTCAGCGAGCATAACTGTTATTAGCCCAGTAGCTCAGTCGGGTAAGGTCGAGATTTATAGCGGCAACGACTATCTCCTCTCTGAAAGTAGAGCACTACCGTGGGTTGTCACTGGAGCCGAAGTAGCTTTCCTTGACGGAGCAACAGTGACTTTACGTATTCTGCGGGCTCCTCTATTCCATCGTGGTCATACATTCGAAGATCTCGAAGCTGATGCTGAGTTCGAGGGTGACGTAGTAGTCGCAGACGAAAAAGCTACGATAACCGTTGAATTACTAGCAGCGGATACTAGCGCGCTAGATGCCTCCAGTTCTGGCTACGTCTACCAGCTCGTTGCAGAAACAACTGATAAAACGACTCATACAATAGCGGCGGGTGTGTTTACGGTCGTGAAGACTATCCAGGAGCCGGGTGCCTGATGAGTAATACGATTACATATGAATGCCTACCGAAACAGCAGGTATTCTTTCAGAACTGCGATGAAGTACCTTTTTCTGCTTACATCGGCGGCTTCGGGAGCGGTAAAACACACGGCCTCGTTCTCCAATCGCTTCGTGCGTGTACACGATCGGCTCCTTCGTTCGGATTGATCGGAGCTCCTACGTATCGCATGCTTAGTGACACAACTCAACGAAAGTTCTTCGAGCTCTGTCCGCCTGCGTGGATAGAGCATTTCATCAAGTCAGAGAATCGTGTTGTGCTCAAGAATAAGACGGAGATCATCTTTCGTTCACTCGAAAGCCCCGAAAGACTGACGAATCTCGAATTAAGTTGGTTCGCAATCGACGAGATAGGTGAAGTTATTCTCGATACATTCCGAATGCTTCAGGGCCGCCTGCGAGATCCGCGGGGTTGCCTAAAGGGATTCTGTGTAGGCAACCCTGCAGGTCCCGCACACTGGACCTGCATGTACTTTCTCCTTAAGAAAGAACCATCGTATCGTCTCGTGCAGGCGTCCTCCTACGAGAATACATTTCTTCCACAGCAGTATTTTGATGAGATGGAAACAAGCTTTGGGAAAGACTCTGTTTACTATAAGCGCTTTGTTCTTGGCCTCTTCGTAGCGCCCGAAGGAGCTATATGGCCGAACTTCTCCCCTCGGCCTTATCCGGGCGGCCACATCGTTAGCGACGAGCAAGTTCGGGCACTACGCCCTGTCCGCTTTGGTCGAGTAATAGACTTTGGTATCGAACACCCCTTTGTCTGTATGTGGTGGGCTATTTCAGCGTCAGGACGCGAGATAGTTTTCCTGGATGAATATGCGGAGTCACATAAGACGATTCGCTATCATTGTCTCCGCATTAAAGAGAAGGAGAAAGAGATCCGGGAACGCTTCGGTCCCTTTGATATAGATCTCTCTGTTACCGATCATGATGCTGTTGCGCGCACGGAAATTGTTAATTGCACGGACGAGAATGGAGACTATATCGGTTTTGACGTAACACCCGCTGACAAAGCGGTGCTCGAAGGGATTCTTTTGGTCTCATCGCTCTTCGAGCAAAAGCGTTGTCTTCTCTCAGGTCGATGTGAGTTAGCTCTTCGTCAGGTAGTCTCCTATCACACGAAATCAAAAGATAATGTTGCTACTCCTATTGCAGCCAAGGAACAGCCGGTCAAAAGAGACGACGACACCTGTGATTGTATTCGTATGGCGTGTAAGATGGTGATGCCAGAGACGTTAGGCTTTTTGAGGAGCTCCGGCCGTTATCTTAGCGCGAGCGACATTTACGACGGAAAAATCGAATGAGTGGCGAACAAGAACTTCTCTTAAATAACTACGCGGAAATCCGTGAACGCTATCGCAGTCTTACTCAAGCAGCGCCGGCGTCGCAGATCCTAACAGATCCGCACGGACTTTATCGCGTCTCGCCGAATTATCTGTCGCAGCAGTTCGCAGGTTTTGATAAGCTCTTCCTCACGCTTGTCGAAGGTATTGTTGAAGATCCTGATTTCGCGCTTCGTAAAGATTCACGCATCTACGAGCGGATGATGCGGGATCCCCAGATCTACTACTGTCTCGCTGTGCGACGTGCAGCGACAGCGGGACTCTCCTGGAGTATTACGCCTCCGGATTCCGCGGAGAAAGATCCGCAAGCACAGGAGATAGCGTCAGCGGCGGAGAGACGTATCCGACGCATCCCCCAGTTCAACGAGTTCCTCGATAATATCCTTGATGCGTTCCTCTCTGGTTTGAGTGTCAACGAATTGTGTTGGCAACTCGTCGAGAAAGAATACGTCATCACTGAGCACTACCCGAGAAACAAAGATCGTTTTGTCTTCGATAAAGACGGCAATCCTCGGCTCCGTACACGAACGTCCCCTACGACCGGCGTCCCCGTGCCTCCATATAAGTTCATCGTACACCGATTCAACATCTCGGATGGTTCATGGGCTCGCCCTGATGAAGCAGGCTACATCTACTTCGGTCGCGGTTTAGCTGATACTCCATTGTATCACTACTTCTACTTCAAAGTGCAAATCCTCCGCTTTATGATGCGCGCGCTTGAGCGATATGGTACTCCACAGAAGATCTTCTACACCTCGTCACAAAGCAAGGCGCTTACTGATAGAGTACACGAAATTCTCTCCTCGCTCGAGAATGACGCAAGCGTAGTAATCCCAGGCAAGAAGGGCGAAGTAAACGTTGATGTCGCGAAAGCGATGATCTCTGCGCAGATGTTCTCCTCCTCGATAGAATACATCGACCGCTTAATCACGCGATCTATCCTGGGCCAAGAATTGATGACGGAGATGCCCGAAACCGGCTCGTATGCTGCGGCGCAGGTACATGCGTCGGTGTTCGATCGCATCACTGAGTCAGACCGCCTCTTAGTCCAGGACACGCTCAATCGCTCACTGATGTTGTTCGATACGCAACTAAACACACCGAAGCTCCCCGAGGCGCTCCGGCCAAGATTCGAGTTCAAGCGTGCACCCCGCGTAGACATTCCCCTCTTCTTGGAGTCAGTTGCGGCGGCATCTCGTCTTGGCGTTGAAGTCAGCGAAGTTCAGTTCCGCGAGCTCACCGGTCTACGCGAGCCGCGTGAAGGCGAAGGTGTGATCGGTGGCATGGAACAACAGATGATGCAACAGCAACAGCAGCAACCAGAAGCCCCACCCACCTCAAAGCAAAGAGGAGAAGCGAAGCGTGGCGAATAGACGAAAGCATCCTCATGTGTTTGCTGTATGCCCGCGATGCAATCACAAATGGTCTGCCCCTGGCGGAATACGTGTCGGAGCTGTTATTTGTCCGTTATGTGGAAGTGTACTAGAACGTATACCTTCACCGAACAAAGGCGAAAAGGGAACGTTTTATGCTCGTGTGTATCCACGAGAGCATCCCGAAGAGGCGATTCGAGAGGTGAAGAGACTACAGAAGCTGATCGGCTTACCTCATCAGCGCGGAATGAAAGATATGAAGGTAGCTGATATAAAAATGACAAGTGGCGGCGGGGCAAGACGCATAGGACAAGCGGGTCCTTCTGGCGAGCCAATAGATCTGGTTTCTCCGCGCTGGTTTCGGGCATATAAGAAAGCAAGAAATATAGGACAGCGGCCAAAAACATTGCGTGAGGTAACCGCACATGAAGTTGCGCATCAATTGGTTCATACGTCATCGCGTTTACCCAGAGATCTAGGGCATGCTACGCCTTTTACTTCGGTGCGTCGTTATGTTACGCGCGTCGCGAAGAATGCGGGTATCAATAAGAAATTAGCTAAGCTCGGATATGCTCGTACGCCCTTAGCTCCTGTGTGGACTAATCCGTTACCTAAGATAGCGCGGGAGATGAGCAAGGTGACAGTTCGGCCGGCTATACCACTCATGAAACGGATCAAACAATTACCGCGCAAGCTACAAAGAAGTTGGCGCCGTTTTTGGTTTATTACACCTGATGAGCGATATGCATTGGAGCGACGATCGCAGTATGATCCTGAGAATGTTCGTACTCTTGAGAAAGAGATGCGTCAGCATAATGTACCTTCTAAAACGAGACTGCAATGGCATTCACGGGTCTTTGGCGGCTCGGGAGGCTTGAAAAGTGAAGATATATACAAAATCTCACGTAAGAAAGAGGCGAAGAAAGGTGTGTACATCTTTCCATATGTCAAGACTGCGCCGCCGGAGGTCAATCGGATCCTAGAGGAGACATACCGCCGTCATCGTAAAGATCTTTCCTCGCGTGTTAACGCAGGTGATCTAACTGAACGCGAAGCTAAACAGCGGGCAGCTATTGCATCTTGGGCTGCAGTAAAACGAGCCGGATACAGAAAGGTAAAGAAACCTATGGATGTCTGGGAAAAACAACAGCAGTACTTTCTCTCGGAGCAGGCTCAATCGCAAGCTCTCTGGAAGCAGGCGCGGCAGCGGTGGCTTAAACACGGGCGTATGCCGAAAGCTCTAATGGTGCCAATAGGTGGTGGACGCTTCGTGCGTATGAGAACAGTTTTTCCCGCGAGCGAACCTGCTGCGCGCGCCTCGAGTCTTTCCGTACGTCATAAACTACTGAATAACCCGCAAGTCCAGACCGAGATGGCTGATATGATCGCCGGCGAAATTCATAAAGCGACCCATGAGCCTACGCCCGCGCGACGTATGATTCGTTTTAAGAAAAAGCCCACAGGCCATTTAACAAGTGCGCTCCTTGTTGGTGGTGGCGCTACTGTTGGCGGCGCTCATCTCGCTCACAAGCGTCGCCGCGAGCAAGAGCAAAAGCAGTACGCTCGTTTCGCTAACGTGCGTGAGGGATTTCCGATTATACTTTCGGAGTTGGGGTTTTCTAAATATCCGCGAGCGGCAGCTTTAGCAAAAAAAGCAATGACAGCTGGAATGTTAGCATCAAACGAGGTGCGCGTTCGAACTCCGCGCGCCGGATCTATTAGGCGCCTTTTTGGTAAATGGGCGAATCAGGGTACGCCAGCGCTTTCATTGACTCCTCGTTTTAATGCTTCAGTCAAGGTATCGCCGCGTTATACGACGGATCAGCAAATGCAGCGTCTAACGAAAAGAGTATCAGGAGGTGAAGTTGAACATGAACGAAGATTACTTCAAGTAGGAAAGGGACTGATGAATCCCCAAACAAGGCGAGAGTTCGAAAAAGTTGCCCGTAGTTGGTACTCACCAGATGAACTTGCGAAGATGTCACATCAAGGAGAATCCGCCGTACAATACAGTGTAAAGGGATTCACTTCGTGGCTGGGAAAACATCCGAACCTTCTCCTCTCGGCGGCGGCTGGATCAGTTACAGCTGCACACCTTCGCCGAATGTGGAGAGAACATCAGGAGAAGAGGATGAGAGAAAGATATAGCCTCCGTACAATAGGACATCAAGCGCTCGAGGGAATCAGAGGCGGGTTCCGCGATAGTCTCCCTCCTCCACCCACTAGGCCCCTAGCAGAACGCATGGGTAGAGCAATAGGAGCTGCACCGAATGAGATGCTCGTGGGCGTAAAGAACACTGTAGCAAAAATCCCTGGAGGAATAGCAAAAGGTGCTTTTCTGATGGGGCTGGGGTTAGCCCTTGCAAAGCTCCTCGAGAGCGGCTCGAAGTACTGGCCTGGAGCTCCTGTTGTACGTGCTGATGTAGAAGGTCTAGAACCTTACTATCTGCGCTTAGCGCGTTACTACGCGCGACGTCTCTGCGCTGAGGGTTCCGAGCAGGAGCTCCACTATGCTGCTATAGCTACGACCGGCTTCGCCGTGAAAGCCCGCAATGCTTTTCTGCGTCATGCAGTGTCGTTCCTCGCAGGAATGATTACTGCTGAGCTCCTCGGTCGCGGGATCGGGCGAAAGAAAGAGACGCATCAGCTGGAGCATATTCGTCAACCGCGTGAGTATTCAGCACACTATGTAATGCGTGCACGGACAGTTCCGCGTCATGGAATGCATCTGATCCCACCAGCGCAGATCGCCGAAGGAGAAGCTCGGAGTATCCTCCGCGGTAACAAACGCCAAGCACGGTCAGCAAAGCTTCGTAAAGCTGCGAAACTTGGCGTCCCTGTAGTTCTCTTGAGTGGAGGTGTTGGTTATCTCGGGTTACGAAAGAAACGAGATGGCGAATCAGCGAAGCAATATCAGGTAGCTAGCTGGTTCGGTAAAACACTCAGTAAAGCTGGAAAGTGGCTCGGGATAGGAGCTACAGGAGCAGCTAAGTCGCCCTGGGGAGCGGGTGTGATCCCGAAGGGTATGCGCGGCGCGAAACGAACAGCTTATGTCGAACGCATGTTCGGTGTTCCTAGACCTTCGACCACCCCGTGGACGCAGCGCGCTATGAAAACAATGAAAGAGAATCCCATGATACCGGCGTTCGGTATAATGACTGCTGCGCCTCTATTGATTCCGCCGCCAGAGCAGCGGGTTAGGCATATCTATGATGATGATGAGGAGAGATAAATGCCAGCGAACTTGAAAGCTATTAGTGTCAGGCAGCTTATGCGACAGAAGCCGCCAGGGTGGTTTGAGGAGCTCTTGATACGACTCGGGGCACGTGCTGCTGCGCCTATAGTCACTGGTACAGCATCCTATGTCGGCGGCCGTCTTGCCGAGAGGCGACGAACAAGAAAGAAGTTGGGTTTCGCTATGGACGAACAAATTGAAATGTACCCAATGAAATCGCAAGCTCAGAGACGGTTTCTACACGCAGTGCATCCAGACATCGCCGAGGAGTTTGAGTCAAAGACGCCTGCAGGCAAGAAGCTCCCCGAGCACGCGAGGAAAAAGAAGAAGTATGCTTTGTCTCCTAAGTCCAATATAACGATAAGACATGCAGTCGACGAAGCTATAAGAGCCGCACCCCAAAGAATTATTCCTGCCGGGGTATTAGCGAGCGCAAACTTAGCTGCCGCTCTGCTCGCTAATCGGCGAAAAGAACAAGAGCTTCAGGGAAAGAAGCCCGAGATGACAACTGGCGGTAAGGTTTGGAGAGGCGCTGTTACAGGCCTAACGGGAACGTGGCCGGGATATCTTATCGGGCGTAAGATCGGTGGGATGGAAAACGCGACACCCACTAAGCATGCGAAGAAGAAGAAGAAATATGAGCTTCCGCTCGGGTCGAGGCTCAAGTGGGGAGCGAAGCGATGGGCCAAACGAGCAGCTCTCGTCGGCGGAGGAGCACTCGGCGGTGCTGCGTATGTGAAAACACGTCGAGCCAAGAGAGAATATGACGTCTTACGTTCTGCGGGTTTCACTCCTCAAGAAGCCTCCGAGATCGCTACTGCTGGCATATTAGGGAAGTATTCTCTTAACTATCAAGCACCTTCCGCGACCCCGATCAGAACAGGCTTAGGACAAGTCTGGAGCGGCCTCAAGTCAGGTTATGAGACAGCTGCTCCCCATGTCCAAGAGTGGCTTAAGAGGCCAACGTCTCGTAGGTTAGCTCTAGCAGGTGCAGGTGCAGGCTATTATCTAGGTAGAAGAAAGAAGAGAGAGCGCGAGGGATATTCTCTTAGCTACGCTAAGAAAGAAAAGACCTATCCTATTCGACGCGCTATTCTCGGGGTAGCCGACATGCATACTAAAGATCTGGTAAGGACATTGCAATCTCATGGAGGCCCGACCGGCTTCTTCGGTAAAGCCGCAGCGCATGAGCTTAAGAAACGTGGCTTTTCGGACCAAGAGATCCAAAAAGCAATGAAGAAAGTATACAGCTTGCAGGGGTATTCTCTTTACCAGCAGTACAAGAATAACCCCGATCTTATGCGTGCGATAGCTGCTCGTGACGGCGTCGAACTCGATGTCCAGAGATACGCAATACAGGATGTCCTCACCGGCTGGCAACTCGGCTATAAGCACGGAGAAGAGGAAGCGCAGGGGATCCGTCCTGCTCCGGGGGCTTTGAGGTTGGCGGCACTAATGACGTTGCACGGAGAGAGCTATGTCCTTGGGCGTCAGAAAGCTCTTACAGAAGCAGGGATGCATGGTGGTACGCGTCAGAGCGAGTCCTTCCTGGAAACACTAGTCAAGTCGGTCGACAGACTCCTTGGCGGAGAAACGAAAAGTGCCGAAGCTCTTGAAACAACGGCAAGCGCATGAAGGCGTATCGGATTGGATTCGCATCTATACCGAATCCCTTCATGCTTTGAGTGGGCGTCATAAGGACGCGCCGATAGCTAAACAGGCGCGGCGCGTCCTTGACGATCTTGCTCGAGAAGCCCTCTCTCTGGGGCGAGGGAATGTTTGGCTGCCGGAACCAGGCGCTGAAGGGTATTATCCGACAATAGGCGAGATTGCCTACCCCGATCTCAGAACCGCACTTCGCAAGGGTGCTCGGAGCCAGATAAAGGAAGCGGCTTGGGCAAGAGCACGCAAAACCGAAAGCCCGTATACCCCACCACCTCAAAGCACCCAGAATATACCCGAGCACGGGTTAGGAGCGCGTTCTTTCGGTGAGAAGAAGACTTTACGTTCGCAGCTTACTGCGTTAGGAATGATCGACGAAAACGGGAAGTGGCTTATAGACCCTCGTGGTCATACATCAGAAGCTGCGATGGCGCGGGAGTTGATGGTTGCAATGCCTGTAGCTGAAGGAAGATACCCAGAGTTTCTCGGAAGAAGAGTACCGGGGACCCTGTTTCGTAGAGAACGTGGCTCTGTCCTGCGTTGGGACGAGATATCCCCCGAAGATGTTCAAATAGGCGGAGGTTTTTCACCAATGAAATTCGCGCGTGTTACGTCATATGCTAAATTCGCTCCGATAAGAGAAGCTCTGCCCGCCTGGATTTCTGAATCAGGCGGCTCGCATTTGTCTCCTCGTGCGCTGAAAGGGTTGAGTCAAGTCACTCGTGGTACCATGGGTCTCCTTGGGGTCAAAGAGATGCGGACCCCGAGAGCAGGGAGTTATCGTCGGTTACGCCTCAAGTGGGCTCGGCAGGGTATCTCTCCTACTGAGCAACAAATAAGAGAAAAACTATTAACGGTGGCACCTAATTATACAGGTCTTGATCTAGAGATGAAGGCGCAGAAGCCTAGGTTCCTAAAAAAAATTATGCGCGCATCAACAGGTGAAGGATCGCCGCGCGAGCAGGCGCTCGGAGGTCTTTTAAACCGTGGCGTCGAGAACGTGAATGCTGGTTATAAACAGCTTCAGCAGCAGCTTCTGCAGCGACGAAGAGGCGCGGGGCCAGCACAGTATCGTATTGGGGCAGGAATGCAGTATGCTCTGGTGCGGAAAAAGACATCGCACGAGACGGTTAATGTAGTTATGCCCCAGTCGAGTCTTGGCTCGCAGGCAGCTTCCAGTGTGATAGGCGGAGCAGCTGGTGCTTCAGCGGCGTTGCTCGTTGATCGAATTGTGAAAGCGATAGGGAAACGCGTCAAGAGATTTGCGTTGAAGCCTAAAGAAAAAGTGTGCTTCTACGCCGGTTTCTTCGAGCAGCTAAAGGAAGCGGGGCTCCCTGCGTTATCTCGGGGAGCACTGATGGGACTTCTTGACGCTGTACACCAGGAGCTCGGGATACTTCCGGCGATAACCGTAGATAACATTCCTATACACCGTAAATCATTCGATTCAAGGTTTGAGCGGCTCGGTAACATGGAGCTCCGGGCAAAAGCGCGACGTCTCGCCGAACATCCCTTGCTGCAGCAAGAGCAGGATCTCCTAGCTCAACCAAATGTATCGAAACAGGCAATAGATGCAATACGAGTCAAGAGCGCCCCCTACAGAAAGACACTGGAGGAACTTATGAAGGAGGTTATACACCGCGAGGCATAATAGAAAGGATTTTATGTTTTCTTCTTGCAAGAAGCGGAAAGACCAAGGATAATAGGAATAGGATAGAAAGATGGCAAAGTTCAACATAATACCAGAGGATGAAAAAGGTGAATTCTTCACCGTCAAGGAGATTCCCGTCTTCGAGATGCATACTGATAGGGGCTTCGCTTGCGATGCTGCGTGGATGGCCGATGCGATTAAGAACCACGAACATTATGCCAGCCAAGACTGGAGACCTCCCATAATCGTCGGTCATAACACGAAGGGAGCTGAAAAGGAATCGGTGGGGTTCCTCGATAACTTACGTCTCAAAGGTGCACGGCTCTACGCGGATATGGTGCGGGTTCCGAAAGAGATAGTGCAGAAGTTCAAGCGCAATGCATGGCCCTCAAGAAGCGTCGAAGTCCTCCCGAAAGCAAAGCGTATCTTAGCTCTTGCTCTTCTCGGAGGCACTGCACCTCATTTTGCTTTACCTCAAGTAGCGTATGGTTTGGAAACAGATGAAGAACCAGTTTGGTATAGGAGCCCAACAATGGGAACGAACATGTTCACTGACGAGCAGCGCAAAGAGCTTTTTGGAATGATCGGCGAAGCGGTTACTCAAGCCGTCCCCGTCGCACTCCAGGAGGCACTACATTATGATGACCCGGAAGAAGACGAAGACGAAGTCGAAGAAGACGAGGACGAAGGTGAGTACTCACTTCAGGAACTCGTCGAGATATACGCAAACCCGAAGACGCCACCCAGCATGAGAGAGCGAGCAATGGCGGCAATTACGGGTTTGGGTGAGAAAATAGGCGGAGCCGCTCAAAGCGCTCGCTTCGGCGCGCGTCGCTTAGCTGGCCGAATGACGGGTACTCGCGGCGGCGGGCGCTATGGGCCGGCTTTCCGGCGCAGCGCAGAGGCTGCCGGGCGACAGCTGAAAGCAGGTGCGCGAATTCATGCGGGGCAGCTCGCTACAGCGGGTGTTGCTGGTGCTGCGGGTGCCGGACTCGGAGCTGCTGCTGTTGGTGGCCGTAAGCGCCGCAAGCATGAATATGCCCTTGACGAGAACAACCTGGTGCTCTACGATGAGCAGGGCAATGTTGTAGGGCAGGTCGTGCCTACTGCACCTGACCCGACAGATCTCCCGCCGACGATGGACGATGATCCTTCGCTCGAAGCCGACGAGGGGGCAGTCGGAGTAGGATCGGGAATCGACTCAACGCTTCAGAACGATCCGGGCGACCCCGAGACAGACTTGATCGAGGAAGTGGGTCGTGAGGATTCGGATCAATTCGCATCAGAGGAAGACGCTATGCAATATGACCTACAGCGAAGAGTCGATACGCTCGAGACAGCCAACGCGCTTCTGCAGACTGGCCGTAAGGCCGAGCAACTGAAGACATATTTGCTGCATCAGCAGCAGAACGGGGCACCTATTAAGGACGTCGAGCAAACACTCGCGTTTATGATGAGCCTCGATGACGGTCAGCTCGAGACTTTCCAAAAGCAGCTCGAAAGTTCTCCGAAGGTATCGTTAGGGCGAATTTCCGAAGACGCCGTTACGAACTATGACCTCCGTACATCAGAGATCAAAGAAGACTATGCTCGAAACAGAACTGTCTATCGTGGCCTTGGCGTCACCGAAGAAGACATGAAGTACGCCGATTTCGTGCGGTCGGGTCCGTTCAACGCTGGCGGAAACAACAGTGGTGTTAAGCGCTAATCTTGGTACGACGCTCCGCGCTAAGCAAGGCGACATTTTCGGCTATAAGGTCGCTGGCGGGGTACATATCTATGTTGGAGCAACAGTAACGGTTGCGTTAGCTGGTGCCACAGCGGGATATGCACGTCCCGCGCTGAGCAATGATACCGGATTGTCCCAACTAGTTGTGGGAGTAGCGCGAAAAGAAGCAAATGCTGTTGGAAAGAATAACGGTGATCTGGAAGTTCTTGTCCAACGCGGTCGATGGCGACGCGAGAAAGCGGGTGCGGTACAATCCGATGTTGGAAAGCTCGCTTGCGTGGCTGATGATGAGACGGTGCGTCTTTATGACCTTGCTGCTGAAAGCAACATTGTTTGTGGGCGCATCACTGAAATCGATGGGTCGCGTGTATTCGTCGATTATGATATGCAAAATGCACGGGTAGCAACAAGCCTAACACAATGATAGGAGACTAATCATGGCAGGCGGAAATATTGGAAACGCACTTCAAGTGAGACTGAAAGGTGATATCCTTTCGTTTCCAGTGAAGATAGCGACGGCAATCTATCGCGGCGCTCCAGTTGCAGCAGATTCGACAGGATACGCTGTAATGGCAAGCGACGAAGCCGCGATGAAATTCCTCGGTATAGCGGAGGAAAGCAACACAGTCGCTGAAGCAGTCGCAAGCGGGACCGTCAGTGTAAAGGTTCGCCGGCGCGGTATTTTCCGGATGAAGTTAACAGGCGTGGATATCACGCACATAGGTCTTCGTGCTTATGCTGAGACAGCTCAGGGCGCATCGACGGATTACGCAGTTGCGCTCGCTGCTAGCTCAGCGTACAAGAACCTAATCGGTACCATCGTCAAGTTAGACGCCACAGACAATTACTGTTGGGTTGACATCGCCCCTGAATATGGCGTCGACATGGATGTGACAGCGCACGAAGCGTTACATAGCGGCGACGCGCATGTAATTAGCGCAATTGCGGGCGAGGCGTATACGCTAGCGGGAACGGATCCATCCATTACATTTGCGATGGCGCTAAAGCGCGCTGTGGTCTTGTCTGATAATACGCCGAATGTTGTTACGTTGCCTACGGCAGCCGCAATGGACGCATTAGGTGACGGACTGACATTTCGTGTAGTTAAAGGCGGTACGGGTGTTGACGCTGTTACGTTCACACCAGGAGCAGGTTCGGTTATCGCAGGTGATGGTGTTATCAACAATAGTACGCTCGTGCGTACTATGGCGCCCGGCGATTCGATTACCTTCACTTATACAAAGACAACACCTGCTACAACCTATACTGTTGTTGCCGAGACACATGCTCCTTACGGAGTCAAGGTAACTGAAACAGGTACGATCTCGCTTGCGCAGATGCGAGCAGGTGGTGTAATCGAAGTCGCTAACGGCGCCGCTGCGACGTTGGATCTAGCTACTCCGACGGGTGTCTTTGATCTCTACCGTCGTGTCAGTTTCGTGAAGACAGCGGGCAACAGTTTTGCTATTACGCTTACCACAGCCGGCGCAGAGACAATCGACGGCGCAGCGAATGACGGCGCAGACATGGATGCTCTCTATGACTCAAAGACACTGACTTGGATGGGCGCGACAGTTGGATGGGTTACGACAAGTAAGAACATTCATTAACAGCGTGAAATGAAGATTGAGCCTCGAAGCCTAGAAATGGCGGTAAAGCAGCTTCAAGCTAGCGATACGAGGTAGAGTGAATAGAACTAGCTAGGAGAAATGAAATGCTACCGTATGATGTCGGAATATTGGAGCGCGGGATTCGAGGCATCTTTGCTCGCGAATTCCTCACTCGGCAGAAGAGAGTGAAGTATACTCGCTTCACCTCGATTGTGAATAGCGACAAAGAGGAAGAGAAGTACGCAATGATAGGTACGCTCCCGCAGCTCTCGGAGCTGATCGACGAGCGTGCCTTGGCGGGCTTCTCTTCGTACGACTACACCCTTAAGAACAAGACGTATGTAAGCGGTGTCAAAGTTCCTCGTCAAGTCTTCGACTTTGACCAGACCGGGCAGCTGCGTACACTTGTTCAGAGCCTCGGGGCTCGCGTTGCTAACTTCCCCGATAAGCTCGTCGCAGCGTTGCTGCGGAACGGAGACCAAGCAACATATATCGGTTACGACAAAGCGATCTTCTTCAGCTCTTCACATGATTTAGGGAATGGGACGAACCAGATCAACAAGTTCACCGGAAACGTGACTGATAATATGTTGGATGCGGTTGTAGGTAGCTCGACCGACAAAGCCGACAGGGATAACGCAATCGCCGGCTTCCAGATGGACCTGATGAAGGCGAGAGCACAGCTTTCTGGGTTCACTGATGATCGTGGTGAGCCATGGCATGACAGCCTCGATGCTGCAGGACTTATTATTGTCTGCGCACCGAAGATGGAAGCGATCGCTCGAGTAGCTATTGAAGGTACGCTGATTAGCGACACCACCAACATGACGCTGAAGTTGGCTGGCGACATTATTACCTCCCAGTATTCGCTCGACGCGGGTAGCTATATGAGCTCGTGGTATCTACTGAAGGTAGATACGCCGATCCAGCCCTTCATCTTCCAACGCTTCGGACCAAAGACAGATTTCCCTGATGTCATTCCCGAAGCCGACCAGGAAGTACTCAAGGCGCTGAATGCTGTCGAGATCCAGACCGTCATGCGTGGTGGGCAGAACATCGATGCCCATACGTTCTTCAATGACGAGTTCCTCTTCGGTGCTCGAGTCATCTACTCGGCCGGATATGGAATGTGGCAGAACGCGATCAAGATCCAAGGGTCAACAGGCTCGTAAGAACGGCTGGAACGGAATGGGTGGCTTCATGCTATATGTCCGTGTCATATGACGCGCGTGCATGAAGCCACCCGCAATGTAAGTGAACTATGGCTATAATTACCAAGGACATTCTTCGGCTTGCATATACATCTACGCGCATCGATCAACTAAGTGATAACGGCGGCGGGCCTGATGACACTGTATTAGATCAGATCATAGCAAGAGCCGAAGGTGTTATCAAAAATGCTCTTGCGAAGATCTATACAACAGCGGAGATCGAGGCCGACGACGGAGTCAAACGTATCTGCGAGATCTTCTCTGTCTACTACCTCGAAGCAAGACGCGGAGATGTACCCGCGCAAGTCTTTGCGGACTATAAAGAAGCCACGGAAATACTTGGATCGCTTGTTCGTGGAGAAACCGCGCTCGCGAGCGCAACTGAAGTGTTACCCTCGATAAGCTTAGATACAGGGCGTGGGCCACTTTCACAAGACTCATTCTTTGATGGACTCCCGACTGAACGTGTTGAGGAGTACTAACAATGGCAGTTGTACATAGAGTTCCTGGACCGATAAGCGTTTCGGTAGCAAAAGGAAGCGGTGGCTGGCTACCTTTGGGGCTCACAAAAGCCGGGGCGATCATACGCATCGAAAATCGCTGGGAGCCTATAGTTTGTGATGCGTTCGGTTCAGAACCTGTTGACTACGTCGCTTCGGGCGGCGGGTGCCAAATAGAAATCATTGGTCTCGATATAGAACACGTCGCGACTGCTTTAGCAGGTATTTTAGAAGAAACGTGGGGTACAATTCAGAAAGTCGGTTATCTCATAAGCGGAGAGACAAATAGCGTAGCAGCCGATTGCATAAAAGTGAAAATAACCGAAGGGACTCTTATTGGTAATCAAGCTCAGGTTTGGGAAGCCGATAAGTGTACTGTAGCCAACACTCATGAGATAGCACTCCGTTCTACTCAAGAGTTTCAGATACCGCTGATCTTTAACGTTCTCCCAGATAGCGGCGGCAGCCTTTTCCAGGCGCTCCCGAGCTACATTCGAGCATGAGGTAAGTGAACCATGGCTATATTTCGGATTCCGGGACCTTGTGAAGTCGAGTGGGGCGGAGAACCTCTTGGGGTCACGCGTCAGGGAGTCATAATAAGAATCCGGCATACACTAACTCCTATAACAGATGACGCGCACGGAACTGCACCAGCAGCATTTATCAACACAGGAAAAAGCGCGCTCGTTACGCTCGAGGCACTCGATGTGGGTGCATTCAAAACCGCGTGGGATAGTTTACTAAATCTATACGCTGTTGGGACCCTAGCTTCTGCCGTGAGCGACGAGCTCAATATCTACGAGCGCGGCAATAATGAACCCGATTGGACAGCTGAGCAAGCGACCTGCATCGACCCATCCAACATAGAGCTACGAGCGACTCAGGAGCTAAGGCTCGATGTGTCGTTCTTGATTACTCCGGCACCGTACGGTGAAGAAGGTTATCACAGACTATTCTCGAAGTACCGCCTTACATAACTATATAGCAAGGAGAAGACATGGCTATTGACTTAGATGCTGTTCCGCCTCCATTTGAGGTAGTATACGAAGGAAACACAAGGAGCTTTGATGTCTGCGAACTCTCTCTCAAACTGGCATCATTGCGTGAAACCCCTAACATTAACCCAGAAGCCGCGCTAACGTCAGTTCGAGAGATCACTGGGATGCCGAATCTATCACCCTACCAAATGATGATTTTCCTAGGCGAATTCAATAAGTTCGCCGAGGAGCATCTCGGGCCCCCTTTTCGAAGGCTTTTCGGGGATGCGCTCTTCTCTGCGCCTACTATGGGCTTTCCCCCAAAGAGCAGCGAGAGCTCGCCCCCAACGAATATATTGGGTTGATGATGAATTTGAACTACATCCAACGATTGCGTACACTCGAGATTCTAAGCGCTGTCGCGTTAGCAACGAACACACAGAAAGCCCAGGACTTCATAGAGGACTTTAGAGAGCAGCCTTCTCTACCTCCGGGTGTTCTAGCGGCTCTCTTAGGAGGCGAGAAACCGAAATGAACTACGAGAACTTATTTAATAGACTCCGCGTTCTCACGGGTGCTTTCTTCGATCTCGAGTATCACCAACAGCAAACAGCTGGAGCTAGACGTCCTCTCCCTTATTTGAGAGATACGGTACTCGCACCTTTCGAGGCACAGGATGTCCCCGAGCAAGTTAGTACCTTCTTCGCTTCCATCTCCACAGCTATTTCGGGGCTGACAAACTCTAAGCAGGCACTCCAGGCATCTCTCAGCTCCGTGTGGGATTCGGTTCTAGGCGAACTTAGAGTCCCTAGCAGGAGCGCTCTTTTTCAGCAGCTGAATATAAGCATGGAGGATGAGAGCGAATCCCTTCGCAAAAGACACCTAGAAATCCCCGCAGCAGATATCGAAACGGACAACACCCTCAAAGCAAACGGAAATAACATCGGGGACGGGAAGCTTGTGTATACCTTTGCCGAGAGAGAAATCGCTATCGAAGATCAGTTCCAGTGTATATGTACTTCTTCTACTGGCGGGCGTTATGCGTTTAGCATCTCGGGTGGCCCACGCGTATCAACTATAGGTCCCGACGTACAAGGAGCAGGGAGCAGCAGTACTCTTACGCCTCTATATGAGACGGAAATAACAAACGGTACGTTCGAAACCTGGTCGGGTGATCCTGAAGGTGCAGATGAATGGACGCTCCTAAGTGGTGTTTGGGCAACAAACGCGAAGAAGTCAGACGTAGCTTTTGCGGGGACCCACGCTCTCGAAAGCGTCAAGGACAGTAATTGGCAAGCTTACCAAACCGTTAGCTTGATACCCGGAGATGTATATGCTTTTGGATGCTGGGTGCGAAAAGCCACTGGGGCAACCGGAAACATATATGTCGAGGTGCTTGACGAAAGCAATGTTCAGCAAGTCACCGAAGAACTCGACATCGTCTTAGGTGACTTAGCAGCACCGAATACCTGGTACTTTAAGTTCTTTACCTTCATAGCGCCCCCGAACGCGACCGCGACTTGGCGATTATCGATCCGCACGGCTAGTCAGGCTGCAGCTTCGGCGTTTCTTGATAACCTCCAGTTCGGTAAAATGAGCGCGTTCAATAACATGTACTTCGCGCTCTTCAGCGGCTCGGTGGCGTTTAGTGAAGGCGATCGATTCGCTTTTACCGTTCAAGTCACTCCTGCTGGGAGTGCGTACACCGTAGACGACGGCGATCAGGAGACTATCGAGTTATCGGAGCACGTAGACGATGAGTTTCCGGTCGGAGCAAGCATACAGAATAGCACCGATAAAACATGGCATAGAATAGTCACATCTGAGTGGACGGATAAGACAACAGTTGTAGTGACTCCGAAAGCTTTCACTCCATGGACTGGGCTATCAGTGCAGGCTTTCTACCACGGGAGGATCCAAGAACTCATAGGGAGGCTCTTTGGTGAGCAGCTACCTTCAAGTAATACACCCACACGAGAAGATCCGTAAACATGAGGAAAATCCTAGCTGCGACCAAGATGCTATTAGAGCAAGCGTTCCAAGGGAAAGACGCTCTGATATACCTCGCCCCGCGGACGACGCCCTACAATGCATCGAAAGATCTCGAGATCCAGGTATTTCTTGGGGAGCTCGGTGTGGTTGATCACGACGGAAGCGTCCGCCGAGATGACTTTCAAATACATGTTAGCGTACTGAAAAAGACGAGATTGGATCACGCGGCGCGATACGACACGGCGCTCACGAACGAAGCTGAGTCGCTGCTAGAAATAGCGCAGACTATAAGCGATACGCTCGATGGTGTTTTTCTTGAGGCGCGACTCATACGGCCTCTCATGTTAGCTCGTATATCACCTGTGGGTGATGCGGCAAGCGTGCCTGGACTTTTAGTACAAACACTAACTTTTGTAGGCGGTATAAACAAGGCGCTCATATGATTGATCCCGGAAGAGAGATAAGGAAAGAGATATTCGGAGCCACAATGGCTTCGCCTACGGGAAACGCACTAAGCGGAGCGTTCCGCGGTGCTCTTTGGGGAGGAGGCGGTGCTGCTGCAGCGCAATTTCTAGCTACGGGGAGCGTCACTTCGGCTGGTGTGATTGCCGGAGCTGCTGCAGGAGCTGCGTTGGGTGGCCTCGCTTCAGCTGCTCTTTCTCTCATACCGATCTGGGAAAGACTCTCCCGCGTCTCGATAGGACTCGTCGATAGTTTAGCGAGTGTCCATCCAGTGTTTCGTGCTATGAGTCGGATAGCTGCGGTACAAGAACGAATGCAAGGATTCCAGTGGGGCGAAGCTATTCGTCCTCTCATGGAAAAATGGTTCGCCTGGTCCATGGAATTCCAGCGATCTTGGACGGACCTGAAGATAGCTTTTTACCAAGCATTAGCACCTTCGCTTAAGAGCTTACTTAACAGTATTACAGCATTATCTCCAGCGATAATAGGTCTCGCAAATATCGCTGTAGGGTTTATTAGCGGGATAGTAAAAGTAGGTGCTATTATTATGCGCCTGGTAGATATGCTCGACAGAGTAATTAGCGCGGTTGCTAAACTAGCTCCTGGAGGAACTACAGGGGAGCGAATGGCTCATGTAGGGCTGACCTCCGCTATTGCTGGAGGTTTGACTCTAGCTGTTACTAAGAGTCCCGCTCTTGCAAGCAGAGTAGCACTCGGTACAGCCGGAATAGGAGCAGCTCTTGGTTTAGGCGAAGCCGCAGGTGAAGGAAAAGGTGTCGGGTTGGGCGAGGTAATAGGTGCTGCTTTAGCATCTCTTGGAATCAAAGCGCTTTTAGCTGCAGCGCTGGTTAGACTCGGAGTGGCGTCTACTGCTGCGGGCCCGATAGGATGGTTTGTAGGCGCCGGTCTTGCTGCCGCCAGTCTTTTACTGAGCAGCGGAGGAGGCCAAGGAACGTTATCGAACGGACCTTCTTTTGGCCAAGGAGGCATAAGCCGAGGGGTAGCAGGAACACCCTCTCTAACACAAACTATTGGTGGCGCAACAGCGAATGTTACTGTACAAGTACAAGACCACACCGAGCTCACGCGAGCTTTCGAAGAGGCCTGGAGTAAGATTAGAAGAACGCTCATGGAGCGCGAAGCTGAAATGGTAATTTCCAGTATGCGTCTGAGAGAGTCGATTTTATAATGGCTAGCTCCGTAACATATACTCTCCCGAGCGGCGTGACAGCAGTGATTAGTTATCCCTCGGTCTCGCTTGCACATGCGCCTATAATAAGCGCGCAAGGTCACTTCACTTCCGTCATACGATACAATGTCCATGTACGAGGCTATGTTACAGCCGCATCAGGTGGTCAGCCTTTAGCTAATAAAATAGTAGACTACCGTAATATCTTATCTACCCCCGGCGGCGACCTCAGCATCAGTATAGGGGACTACAGCAAAATCTTTCTCGCTAAAGAGGCTTCAAACCTAGGACCTCACCCCACAACTTTCGAAGTTCTCGAGATGCCAGGAGGGAAAATAGCAAAAGTAACGTGGCAGCTTGCTATTGAAGTTATAGGAAACAGAAAAAAAGGAGGGGAGAATTGGTGGGCCGAGTTTGCGTACACAATCGAAACCACAGTGGACGTGAATCTCTTGGCCACACGCGTAATCGCAGGGATACTAAGAATAAATCCACGGGACGCGCAGCTGAATCAAGGCCTTACGCATGCCTCAGCTGACGCTTGTCGGAAAGCGGTAGAAGCGAATGTTTGTGCTTGCCCCGATCCTGCTTACTGGGAGAGGCAATGGACATTTAAGCTTTCAGAGGACGAGACGCAGCTGTGGTTTACTTGTGTCGACCGAGAACGACATATGCCGCTCCCGCAAGATGTCTCTTCGGGCGACTTTTCTATCTCTGTTAACGCTAATTGGTTAGAATGGATAGTGACTGTAGAGCTACAATGTTCCTATCATGGTTTGGCAGCTGCCCTTGCCTGCGCGGAAATCGAAGAAAGACTAGGAGCGTATCTAGTAGAATACTCTCATTGGGGGTTGGGGCTCGTAGACTTGATTCGCTCTCAGCTGAACTTGAGTGAAAGAGGCTATCGCGCCGACACGAGAACTGAATGGGCGATACATCTTTGGCCAGACAGAGAAAAAAAGACGCGGCTCGAATCAGCCCATAATGCGCAGGTTGTCTTCACCGAATGGATGGAACGAAACCAACATACTCAAGACACCCTACGGGAAATATCTACCGATTTCTTCGAAGAGATGCAGCACCAGTACGAAGAAGAAAAAGTATTTGATACGTGGAAAACCGGCGACGCTGTCCTTACTGGAAAATGGGGTCTCGTAGGTAGATGCGGCTCTGAGAAGCTTTTGCAGCAACTTCTCATTACTATACCCGATAAACTTCCCCCGGAAGAACCTCCGGGCGACAAAAAACCTGATGGCAAGCCGACAGATAAACCCGCAGGTACTCGAGAGGAAGAGGAGCCTGTTTTCTATCTCTCGTGGCATGAGCATTTCGCGTACAAGATCGATTGGGGATATAAGTTTATCCCTACCATAGGGGGTGTCGATGTTGTGCAGCAATGGCATAAACCTACGGTTTGGTTGATAACAACCGGCGAAATGACGACAATGGAGATAATGCCGCGGCCTAGGCCACCTGCATACCAACTCGGTTCAGCGGAGCGAAAAGCTGACCCTAACATCAAGTCAGCATATTTGGTAAACGCGGAGTTCGCTCTTAATGAACCAACACGCGATGGGCGTTGGAATTCGTCTTGGCGTTATATTGTAAAGCTCGGAGTCGAGAGTATTCCCACAGCATGGGAAGTCCTTTTCCCTTATACCCCATTCTTTGAGTTTGAGGAGACTCCGGTTTTCAAGCTCCCGGAGCTCACCGATGGAGCTTAATAAACTTACGTATAAGGACCGCGCTCTTCAAGCCGGGCCACATAACTTTTTTCGTTTAGAATCTGGCGCGCGCCCCTCATTTGGTATTTTTCAATGCGATGAGGGTACCTACGGTTACCTTTTCGACAACGCGCGATTACCGAACGGGGGCAACTTAGTCTTTTCAGATGGTATTCGTACAGTAACTCTCCACGATATCTACGTCGTCGAAGCACGCCCCGCCCGAGGATATGCTAGCGCCGGATTCCCTTCGGGCAATGACTGTGGTCTATATGACCTAATTCTTGCTGACGCCCGCATCCTCTGGTTGAACACAGCAGGTGACAAGAATTATAACATGTACAAAGCCGATCGAACGCTTGAAGTCCAGGAGGGCTACTCCGAGTCTGAAAACTGGACCTGGGTCGACATGATTGATGACCTCGCGACGCTCGCGGGAGCAACGATCGAGGATAACTTCGCCCGTCTAGCAGCATTAACCTCCGAGCCACGAAACATAATGGCAAAGGGGCGTCCTGTAGCTGATGTACTCGAGGAGACTCTCTCTTTTCTTGGTTTGGTTATGATTCCCGGTATAATCGAATCATCTACATACTACATCCAGTATGCGAATGACTACAACAAAGATTGGTTAACCAATGAGAGAAAGAAGCTCGTCTTCGAAGGAGGCCCTGTATCAAGAAACGATTTAATCTTACCAAAAAATATCGGGCTCCGAGTTAGCAGCGGCCCCGTCGCGAAGATAGAACTCACAGCTACCGCTGAATACGATGCGAAGGGCTCGGGGTCACTTTACCTCGATGTCAAGCACGCTGGTGAACTCGACGAAAACGGCGAACTTCAAAACACCGACGAGCTAACGGCTTTGAGGGGTGATTTGATAGCCTCGCATTCTCAACCCAACCCAGAGCTAATGGTTACGCTCGTAGGAATCCATGACTTAGTATCTGATGGATTCACTGACGTCGAGTGGAGATCGACGAGCGAAGGGGCTTTCACACGTGGGTTGGTGCGAAAGCCAAAAGTCAAGGCAACTCGCCCCGAAGATGGTCTTTTTAACTACGGGGCTTTCTATCTGGATAACAGAAGTGTGTTCCCAGTGACCCTTTCCCCGACCAGTGAAACTGAGGGTGATCACGGAGATTCTACAACTCAATGCGGCTATGAATATGATGTCGCGGACGCAATTACAGGCGAAAAGCTTGCAGGAGCCGGTACGGACCCAGCGGTTGACCCGATCGACCCGATCTCCCCTCCGCATAAGTGGGTTCGGCCTACAGTAGGTTATATGATCGCAGCCTCATTCGGCTACGCTTATCGAGACAAAAGCAACACGCTTATCATCAGCTGGATAAACGAAGTCGCTGATCAAAGTCCTTGCAGCTAGGAGGCGCAGCATGGGTACTCCCGGCAAAGCGATGATTCGGACAGACGGTAAGCGTGGGCTGCTTTCGAACGGTAAGGTTGCGGTCTTCGACGCCAACGGCAACTGCCCGGAGTGTTGTGAAGAAGGATGTGAGTTTTGTTCAGGTACTACTCCGGAGACGTTCGAGGTCGTGTTCAGCGACATCGATGGGTGCTGCAAGCCAGGAGTGTTCTTTTACCGGCCGGCAATTGGAACTTGGCTGACAGCAGCCTTTGTCAATGGTACTCACGAGCTTGTCAGAAGCGGACCCTGTACATGGAGCAAGTTAATATCTAACGTGGGTTATTCAACTTATCTGGAAATCTATACCTGCGATACGTTTTTCCAGAACTTGTCGAGTGCCACGATAGGGATAACGCTTAAAAAGACAGCAAACGACACATGGACATTGTCAGTTTCGTTCACCACAACTATTTACGATGACTACGGTTTATATGGCTTTATCTTTTATAAGAAAATAACCGGGCAGGTAGCCGAATGCGATGGCGATTTGGCGTTTACTAATGACATCACAGATTGCAGTGGTGGGATTTGCCAGGATGGAACGGCAACAGTAGGCTTGCCATGAGAGACTTCACCAGGACAAGCCACTGCCTCAACCGGGCGCACTGCAACGCCTGCCGGAACGACCTTGCTTGGCGGGCGGTGATGAGCAAATCGTTCATCATGCCGGACAAGTGCCCGCATCAGGCGGGCCTTGGCGATAAGGTTGCGGCCTTCCTGAAGCGCCCGTTGGTCGCGGGTGCGGTAAAGCGTCTGACCGGAATCGACACACACAAGCCCTGCGGCGGATGCCGAAAGCGTCAGGCATGGTTGAACAAGATCAAGCTCTAAGACGCTTCATTTCTCGTTTTTACCCTGTTTCATTCTATGATCTCTAGATGTTTTATGTACCTATATTATTGTTTTGAAAAATCTATTAAACAATAGGATCTAGAGATCATAGAATGCTTCTTACCGTGTTTTTAGGGTATTTTCACTTTCTCGTCCCCTGCTTTTACCTCGTTTCATTCTATGATCTCTAGATGTTTTATGTATCTATAATATTTTTTTGAAAAATCTATTAAACAATAGGATCTAGAGATCATAGAATACTCTTTACCGTGTTTTTTAGGGTATTTTCGCGGCATTTTATTCCTATCCTACACCACCTCAAAGCAGGCGAAAAAGGCCAAAAATCCGCGGTTTTGACGCAGAAATCTGCGGTTTTCGCGCAGAAAACGCGGATTTTTCGGGGTTTTCTTGTAAGAATACGCGGTTTTATAGGTAATAATAGAAGGATCGCGTGATTCTTCAATTGTTGTGGTTAACTAACTAGAAGGAGAAAAACCATGTTAACCCCATCGCAAACAAGCAGTGCTGTAGTCCCGGCGCAGACGAAGACCGGAAAGAGCAAGAAGGCGAAGACGCAGACGCGGAAGGCGATTGTTCATCTGCGTCCGAAGGACGAGCCCAAGAAGTGGGTTCAAGTTCTCAAGGGCGTTGCTATTGTCGCCGGTAGCATCGGCGCGATGGTAGCGTTCTTCATCTTGGCTCCAGTTGCGACAGCGGCTGGGGTCGCAGCTGCTTCGGCGATCGCGCCGAAAGCGACAAAGATGATGATGCAGCCGTAGTAGTAGTAGGTGTGCGCAGCACAGAACGTTGCTGATCAATAGGATACCGGTTGTTCGTGGTGTATTCCGCGGTTAGTTGTGAAGCGTTCTGTGCTGCGCTTTTATTTTGCCTGACTTCTGTTTAAGAAGGAGAATTACAATGAGCGACAGAATTGCTGCTCGGTGGCCCGGCGACAAAGACGCTGAGCTCGATGATGCTGCATGGGCGGGGATCATTACAGTTCAGGGAATTCGTTATCATCGCCATCCAAATGGAGGCGGTTATGTTGCTGAGACCGCTCGCGTAGATGCAACTGCTTTCGTTGGATTGTTTGCACGGGTCTGTGACAATGCACGGGTCTGCGTCAATGCACAGGTCTGTGACAATACACGGGTCTGTGACAATGCACAGGTCCGCGGCAATGCACTGGTCCGCGGCAATGCACGGATCTGCGGCGATGCACTGGTCTGCGGCGATACACTGGTCTGTGACAATGCACGGGTCTGCGTCAATGCACAGGTCTGCGGCGATGCACTGGTCTGCGGCAATGCACAGGTCTGTGACAATGCACGGGTCTGTGACAATGCACTGGTCTGCGGCAATGCACGGGTCTGTGACAGTGCACTGGTCTGCGGCGATGCACTGGTCTGCGGCGATACACAGGTCTGTGGTAGTGAGCGAGTTTGCGGCGATATAGGTATTAAGGAGTGAATCATGTATCCGACAGGAACATCATGGATACTACCAGCGGATAAGTTCTGGAAAAGACAAGCGTGGGATGCGATCCGATATGCGCGACATAAAGGGTTTAGCGTCGGTATGATTATTCTCGCGTCGCTCGGAAAGATGCGAGACCAGCTTATGGAAAATGATGTTGTCTTCTATATGTGGCCTCTCTCGAGCGGAGATGGGGCCGCAGCAGTAGTAGGGCGAAAGTAAATGAATGCAGCACATGCGCTGCTAACCAGCAATGGTTGGCAGCGCATCGTGACTGCATTTTTTTATGCTCGGAAGGAGGTGGTGAAGCGGAAAAAACTTTTTCATTTTGTTGTTGCTTTTTGATCACTTCTAGGCTAGAATAGGTTAATAATGAGAAAAGGGCTTTGGCTGGCTGTGACAGATGTCTTGATGTACATAATAACAAAGGTAACGGAGTTGATGCAATCGTGGCCAGAGAAAGCAGGAAGGAGAAAGTCAAAGACAAAGAAAAGATGATAACATGTCGGTGATTTACGGATCTCGAAGGTTAGATAGGAGCTAGTATGTCCCCAACAGCAGAAGAAGTGTCGAAGAAGAACGAGAAGAAAAGTAAGAAGAAAGAAGGTCTTCCCGCTCTTGCGGCGTTCAATGTGAAGATGCCTTTGGCTCTTCGCGCGCCATACGCGCAAGAGTGCGTCGATCGTGAAATAAGCGCTAATGCATTGGCGATATGGATGATCGAGAAGCATCTCAAGAGCACAGGCAAGATCCCGAAGGATCTCGTGGTCGAGATTCCGAAGGGCGGAGGTGGAAGACTCCGCGAGAAGATCGCAGAGAAGGATACTAGGATCGCCGATCTGGAAGCCCAGATCGCGGCTCTTAAGGCTAACAAGAAGTAATCGGCGCTGTCGCGATGGGTGAGCTCGAAAGGGTTCACCCATCATTTTTAAGGAATAATATGCCGCGTGAGCTCCCTGATACATTAGAGTCAGTCGTACATAAAGTAGAGCATTGTGGTTTTGAGCTTTACATAACAACGACTTTTCATGATGGTCCAAAAGAAGTATTTGTGACGATAGCTCGCGAAGGGAGTACTCTTCGCGGTATGCTCCATGTTATCTCGATGCTAGTGAGTGTCGCATTGCGTGCGGGTGTACCTTGGAGTGAGCTGAGCGAAAAGCTTAAGCGGCATAAGTTCGATCCAATTGGTCTAGAGTATGATTCTATTGTGTGCGCAGTTGCAGCTGCGGTTGATACCTGCGTAGCTTTTCATGAGAAGGAGAAATAAAATGTCGGTAGCCGGGAATGCGCATTACAAAAAAGGAAAGATTGAGCCGTGGGAAGTGATTGAGGATTGGGGGCTTGACTTTCATCTCGGGAACGTGATAAAGTACATCGGGCGTCATCGCGCTGTTCGTGCGCGGAAGAAGAGAGAGGATCTTCTCAAGGCGATTCATTATTTAGTGCGATTCGCTTTGCGTGAAGACCCTACGCTACGGGCGGAGATTCGTGCTTATATGGCAGCAGAGATAGGAGAAGAAATATGAACGGAAGTGTTCCTCCTCATACGATGCGTGCTATTCAAAGTTATGTCAAAGATCATGTTCCGCCTGGCTCGTTCCTCCGAGCTGTTTTCGAACACGAGTTGTTCGATGCTTTGGGACGCGCGGATTTAGAGAATCGGTACGCGATATTTGATATTGTGAGCTACATCTATAATAACGTACCCAATGCGTGTCATGGTAGTCCCGAAGTAGTTGCTGAGTGGCTAAAGAGAAGATGGGAGCCCATTGATAATGAAACTACCGCCGATGTACCCGTTTCAGGAAATGGTGGCGAAGGCGATTGAGAGAAAGAAAAGAGTCGGTTTTTTGGTCTATTATGGCGGAGGGAAAACTTATCTTTCACTTCGCTGGCTCGAGGAGTTAGGGGCTGAGGCATTGCCGTGTCTCGTTCTGTGTCCTAAGACTGCAATCGTTCAATGGGGAACGGAGATCAAGAAGTTTACCGATTTCACTTGTTCGCTTGTAGAGGGGACGCCGGCGCAGCGTGTCGAGGCAATTGATGAACAGCATCAAGTATATGTGGCGAACTATGATGCTATACGAAGTGACTCGGTCTTTTCTGCGTTGAGACTAAGGGATTTCAAAACGATCATTGCAGACGAGTCGACGATGCTTAAAGAGCGAAGAACATTGCGATTCAAGCGCTTATGGAGTTTCTGTTGTCATATCCCGCATCGTGCTCTTCTTACGGGTCGTGTGATAACAGAGCGCCCCGAGGAACTCTTCGCTCAGTTTCTTTTTCTGGACGGAGGAGAGACCTTCGGTCGATCTTACTGGCGTTTCCGATTCACGTATTTTGATGAGCCGCCGCCATGGAAGCCATATAAATGGGAGTTGAAAGAAGGAGCTGAGAAAGTGATAGCAAAGAAGCTCGAGTCGTCTTGCGTTCGTGTTCCAGAAGAGGTAGTGTCAGCGCAGTTGCCTCCGAAGCAGTACATGCGAATCCATTTTGACCTTTCTTCAGAAGAGAGCGCAGGATATAGGCAGCTACGGGATGAGTTTGCTCTCGATTTTCCCGAAGGAGGGCGTTACGAGACGCAGTGGGTTTTAGCTCGCTCGGCGAAGATGCATCAGTTCGCGAGCGGCTTCGTCTATCGTGAGTTAGATGAGCCGTTAATCTACAACACACGAAAGGCTGAATGGATCAGTGAGAATCTCCCTGAGATGCTATTGCGTGGCCCGTCAGTTATCTGGACAAGCTATTTGGTGCATCAGGTAGTTATTGAACTGGAGCTGTTAGCGAAAGGGTTCTCTTGTAGCAAGCTCAACGGTGAAATGAAGCAAGAAAAGAGGCAGCAGCAGCTCGATGCATTTTTGCAAGGGAAAACAGACATCTTGCTTATTATGGAGCAGCTCGGGGCTGCTGCGCTCAACCTGCAGCGAGCCTGCAATGCTATCTTTGCTGATTGTGCTTACAGCGCTGCGATGAGAGAAAACGCCGAACATCGTACTTACCGCATAGGAACAGCGAAGACTGTTTTCTACTATGATCTAGTCACGCTCAAGACCTTAGACGAAGCGGTGCTAAACGCAATTCGCGACAAGAAAGAAATCTCCGACACGATTCTTCAACACATAAGAGGAGTAGAGTGATGACAGAAGAATATGGTGACGATAACGCTTCAATGGAGCGTTATTGGCAATGTCAAGAATGTGGGTATACGAGCTATACGAGACCGATGCCGCAAGACCGCACAGCTTTCTATCGTCGAGTCGACGAACAAGGAAGCCCAAAATGCCCGAAATGTAAATCAGATAGTTTTATGCCTGTAGGCTTTTAGAGGAGTAGAATAATGACTGACGCTATGCGTATTCTAAAAGCGCTTTATGAGCTCGGCGCCACCGAAGGAACAGGTAAGTGGGTCACGAAAAAAGAGATTGGTAAAGTATCTTGCGCGCAGGCTATGCCGCATGCAGTTCTCGAGTACCCCGATCGTTTCGCGTTTACTATGTGGGCAACTCTCGTAGATGGGTTTGTTTCGATAAAACGCGAAAATTGCCGGCTTTTGCTGCGTCTGACGCCTTTTGGTGAACTTAAGGTAATAAACCAGAACAAGCAAGGAGAATAACAATGGGTCTCGACTTTTCACATTGTGACGCGCACTGGAGTTATCTAGGTTTTCATCGGTTTCGGCGACGTATAGCGAAAGCTATCGGGGTCGATCTTGACGAGATGTCCATTTTTGGGTCGGAGGGTAAACCATGGTCAGGAGTGGACTCACCGCTTGTAGCGCTTCTGATCCGCTCAGACTGTGAAGGCGAATTGTCTCCTTCGCAATGCGCTTTAATGATAGAACCGTTAAAAAAGATTCTTTTTCAATGGTCAAGGGATGACTACGATCGGCAGCAGGGACTGCAGCTTGTCAAGGGGATGGAGAGTGCTGTTGCGTCGAATCAACATCTACATTTCCATTAAGGAGACTATTCGATGACTGATAAACAACGAGGTTTTAGTTATTATGCCGGTCATATGTATATGGTTAGCACAGCAGTTGTAGCATCGGTGTTGCTTTTTGCGGCTGTATTCTTTGGTAAAACAAATACTCACCAGATGACCTTTTATTATTTGCTGTCGGTGATTCGACAGGTCGAAAGCGCAGGTGATGATCGAGCTGTTGGCGACAACGGAACAAGCCGCGGACCATTCCAGATTAAGCGCGCCTACTGGCGAGAAGCCGTGGTCGGAACAGACGCAGCGAAGTGGGACTACGACGTATGGGTTTGGGATCCTGATCGCGCAGGGTATGTCGTTTATTTACGTTGGTGTAAAATCTGTCCAGAGGCGTTGAGGACTAGCAATTTAGAGCTGCTAGCTCGCTGTCATCGGTTGCCAAATGATCCATGGCGAAAAGACAATGATGATTATTGGCAACGAATCAAGACTAGGATAAAGAATGAATAATGAGAAAAGATAGCAGCAAATGCCCGAAGTGCGATGTAGAGATGTCCTGTCCTGGTGGGTCTCTATTGTGCACGCGGCATGAGGTAGATGGGTTAGGGTGCAAGAAGCGTCAAATCGATCGGCTGACACAGAAATGCGCCGCCCTACAGAAACTCTATAATCGATGCCGTAAAGAACAAAATCGGCGACGAAGGAGATAGAGCGATGAGCGACAACAGAATCGGGCAGTGGTTTGTGGACGCGACAGATCCGAGGAAATGGTACGGGCCGGTAACGGCGCAGGGTGCTGGGGCCGTCTATGGTCGGGATTGTTGGGCTGGTGACACAGAGTGGGCGATTTCTTACGGCGATATTGATAGCCGCGGGTATATTCGCATCACGCCAAAGCCGGTCCTGCCGCGGGGGCTGCGGACGCGCGAGTGCAGACTACCGAAGAAGGATGAGAGATATGCGGGTTTCTACGAGGACATTTGTTATACGAGAGAGGATTGGATTGCGATCACCGCCGGCGGGGACATCTATGGCTGGCGTCGCTGGATCATCGAGGATGACCCGGACGCGAAGCCTGCGTCGCAGGCACGGGAGATGGCTCAGTATGATGATGACCTGCCGTTGACGGGAGACACAATGAGTGATTATGCTTATGGTAGGCTGAGTAAGAGTGACACCGAGATCGCGAACCTGACTCGTGAGCGTGACGAAGCGCGGGCGGCATGCGCAGGGTGGAATGAGGTCGTCGAGACTATCCGGGACACTGTACTACACGAACGCGGTCCTATGGCAGAAATGGATTTTGGCTCTGATCGCATAAATGCCGTGTTGGCGGTGATAGATGAAGCAACACCTGACGTTAACCCAGGTTATGACCTATGCGCTGAACTCGACCAGCTGCGCGCTGAGTGTCGCAATACCCAAGCGTCGGTGATGGATAGGCTAATAAAGAACTCCCCGGCTGACGCAGGAGCTTCTCAAGGCGCGGACGACAAGAGAAAGCGCATAAGAAAAATTATTTTCAGTTTCTTCTTGCAAATCTGGCAGAGGATCCGTATAATAAAAGAATGAAGATGCCCTATACAATCGTACGAGCGCAGAGCCAGTATACCTGCACGCGTTGTGACAAAGAGATCGAGAAAGGCGAAGAATACGTTCGTCAAGGGAGCCTCCCTTTCCATGCACGATGTTTTCGAACCAAGATAAAAGAAAGCCTCGCACGCTATCGCGAGACACTGGAGCAGCTTGATCGACAAATATAAGAAAATACGAGTCGGTAATAAGCTCATACCAGAGCATCTGGTCGTCGCCAGTCAAACAGTCGGGCGAGAACTCAGGGTCTCGGAAGTTGTTCATCACATCAACGGCGATGAAAAGGACAATCGCGCAGAGAATCTGCTCGTACTTCCCTCACGAAAGGCTCATTCGTTGCTAGCGAGTATTATAGGGTGCTTCTTGGAAGAAAAGGGTTTAGTAGATTCTTTCCGAGATTGGTACGATACGACGCAGCGCGAGCTCGCTGAGAAAGAAGAGGAGCTCCGTGTTGCGCTGGAGGAAAGAGCCAAACTCGAGAAAAGAGCCAAGAGGTATAAACAAGAGGAGATCACCTATGTCTTTAACACGCGTAATATGTTATAAGTCAACTCTCGAGCGTCTCGTGCAGGCAAGCGGGTTGAGTGAATTCCAGCATCGGCCAGAAATGCAGATAGCTTCGAGGATGCTCCTCTTACCCGAGATGAATCAACATATCGAAGGAAAGACAACCCAGCTCAGAAAAGGAAAAGAGGTTCTAGCTGAAATTAGCGGTATAGATAAAGGTCCTTCTAGCTGGATTTTATGTAATAAGATTACCCCCGGCTGGCGCGGGGGACCTGAGTACTACCCTGAGCAGAAAAGACCTTTAGCTTTGCTTCTAACAGACATATATCACCCGTCTTATACACCAGCGGAGCGTCGTCTAGTTGCTCAACATGCACGACAACTTCGTAAAGTGGGGTTTCGGGTCGATACTCACAGTTTTGAAGGTTACTAAGGAGAGCCAATGGTCGTGACAGTGTCATTACGAAACATGTTTTTTGACTGTCCGCGAAAGTTCTTCTTTTTCTATGTTCGGCGTCTTCAACGCAGGCAGACTCCGCACGCGCTGCAGTGGGGCTCGTTAGTACATCGAGCATTAGCGGTGCTCGACAATATGGGACTCGAAGGGGTCGATCTATGTGTGGCTGAAATCAGACATGAAATCGAAGAAGGGCTTTTCGCTGTTGAAGATCTCAATCAGCTTGACTCGATGCTCCGTGTTCTCCCGCACGCCATAGGAGCATACGCGTTGCGATATAAGGACGACGTATACGAGAACGTCGAATTGGAGCGGGAGTTCTCACTTACTCTACCCAGCGGAAAGCATACCTTTCGAGGGAAAATTGATGCAGTCGTCAAACGCAAGGGTGAGGACGTTCTCTATCTTAAGGAGCGAAAGACCGCAGCACGTACGGGTGATGCTTACTATGAGCGATTACCTCGGGATCCCCAGCTAAGAGGATATGTTGCGGGTGCGCGGAGAGCTCTTGAGCTCTCTGTGCAGAATGTTCTCTATGATGTGTTGAAGAAACCGCAGCTCTATCGCCGTGTCGGAGAATCAGACGAAAGCTACGACGTGCGCCTCGGAGAAGAGTATCTGCTCAATAAAGATGAGCTGTGCGAGCGGCGTATCATCCCAATGGCGTCTATGAATGAAGATGCTTATTTCGCTGAGATGGATGAAGTAGCTGACATGATCGAATGGTGCATTGCTCGTGGCGCTTTTCCCGAGCAGTGCGCAGGGAATCGTTTAGGGCGTTGTTCGTACGAGCCTCTGTGCAGTCAAGGCGCAGAGCATCTGTATAGCCAACGTCCACAAGAAGAGCTCCATCCTGAGCTCGAAGCCACCGAAGGAGACTAACATGACTGACTTAGTACGAGACGAAAAGTATAGTGCGAAGAGAAGGATCGTATCCGCTGCTGTCGTCGCTGCAAATGCGATAGAGCCTATTGAGGTGGCGTTAGAAAAACTACGCGAACAAAGGCATATACACACACCTCGTCGTTGGACTGATCCGTTCGAACCGTATATTGACGATCTCTCCGAGTTTAGAGCAGAAGGAGAAGCAGATAACACTGAGATACATGATTGGTGCTTGGGGGGAGCAGTACATGTTCGGTGTACAGAGGGAATTTTTAATGAAATGATGGCGCGCAGGTACGACAAACCCAAATTCAAACCACCACCAATTACTAAGAAGCAATACGGCTAAGGAGACTAACATGACTGACTTAGTACGAGACGAAAAGTATAGTGCGGAGAAGAAAACTCCAGCAGGGACGTTCGGCAGCAAAAAGCGCTATACTGAAGATAGCGTACTCATGCGCCCGGGTATGACGATATATGTGTTAGGTAAAGAGCCTTGGCCAAATCTTCTATATGGCCCAGTAGTTATAGAACGCTTACAAGAAACGTATCTTATACCTGCGGAGCCTAGTAATGATACAGGATATAAAGACAGGCTTTATTATGACAGCTGCACTTTCTTCAGCACGCGTAAAGCCACACTGAATGCGATCGGTGAATGGCGGAAATCTCACGGATACCTCTAAGGAGACTGACATGTTCAATTGCGCTATCTGCCTAAAACCAAGCAAACCAGGAGAGAAGATGAACAAGCAAACACTACTGGAGAGAGAAAGGATTTACCCGAATGGAAGTCGAGGAAGAGAGATAGTGCTCGAAGTGGGTATCTGTACTAGCTGCAAAAAAGCCGTTGATAGTCTCGAAGGTGTCAAGGAGACGATCAGTGCTTAAACAAGAGCTCACACCGCCGGTAGAGGATCCAAAGAAGTGGTTGATACTAATTCACGGTGAGAGTGGTGTAGGGAAGACTTCATGGGCAGCACAGATTCCTGGCCATTACTTTGTGCGAACTGAAGAAGGATGCAAGGGTCTCTTTACATATGGGGAGACTGTGACTTCCTGGACTCAATTCGTCAATGATATTGTAGGTGAGATACTCAAGGGAGCCGACAAGAACTGGGAGGGACAGCGCCGCATCGAGACTCTCATCGTTGACGTCGCAGAGAAACTCTGGTGGCTCTGTGCGGATTGGATCGCGAAAAACAAACAATTCATGGTGCGTGGCGTCGCTCAATCTTTCACTGACATTCGCCATGTACCTTACGGGCTCGGTTACTCTGATACAACGGTGGAGTTCATGCGTATCATTCGGCTGATACAGCGCACGGGTGTAGGTGTCGTTCTTATCTCGCACACGAACTACCGTCACTTCAAGTGGGGTACAGAGGATCTACGCCGAGCGGAGCCCGACTTTAGCGCAGGTACAGTAGACGAGATCGTGGGGGAGTGTGATGCAGTCGGCTACTTCGCTATAGATGAGAAAGTGAAAAAAGAAGCCCAAGGAGAGAGCCTTGTCATTGTCTCTACCGAGCAAGGACGCTTCCAACATTGGCAACCTCAGTTTCTTCGAATCGCAAAACATCGATTTGATCTACCCGAGGTGATTCCTCTTCCTAAATATGAAGGTTGGGGTGTGTATTGTGAGGAATTCGAGAAAGGAGCCGCACGCGAACAAGAAAGGCAGATGAAAACTAGTATCCGAACATAGCTTTTGAGAACAAGGAATCAAACATGAGCGAAGATGTAACAAAAGCACTAGAAGAGTCACAAGCAGCTTGGGCCGAGGCGCGTGAGCAACCGAGGCAGGCGACAACGCTACCTTTAGGTAGCTATCTATTCAAGATCACCAACGCTTTCGTCGGTCGATCTACGGGTGAAGCACAAAGACTTCAGCTCCGCATTGACCTCCAGGTTCTTAGAGGACCGAACGAGGAAGTAGTCGGACGTAGCTACTTTAAGACCTGGGGACTTGAAGACGCTGAGCAGATGAAGTGGCTTGCAGGTGACCTCTTGAATCTTGGTCTTGAGCTCCCTACCGAGGTTAAGAAGATTCCGACGGAAACCTGTCTCGCGTTGATCAATGTGTGCTTTGAAGCTCAGGTCCGTCCCTCGCGGGATCCGCAATACGGCCCGAACGTGTGGATCTCGAAAAATGCAAGGAGAACACCCGAGGGCGACCTCGCGGGTAGCGGTGAAGGCGGCCTAAGATACTAATGGTTTAGCGTAGCGTATTCTCCTTCCGCTGCGCCCAGAGGAGCTGTGGTGAGTGAAGCACCTGGGAGTTCACCCGAATCCGCTGAGCGGACCGAGGTAGGTTCAAATCCTACTCACAGCTTCATCTTTTAGGAGACTAACATGACTGATTTAGTACGAGACGAAAAATATAGTGCGAAGAGGAAAACGATCGAAAACGAGTATGTCGCTATTGTGCGAGTCCCTGCTGACATAGACAGAGATAAGTTACCTGAACCACTAAATCATTGGACAGATATGGGTATATTTAATCATGAGCGTCAGTTAGGCGCCAAATTTCATGCTACTCTACGTGAAGCCCAGGAGGATCAAAGAGTTCATCGCCGGTTATTTCCGAGATTTCGTAGCTGCATAGAATATTGGACCGACGAAGAAATAGAGGAGTTAAACAGAGAAGATGAGAAGACGGGATCGTTACCTATTGGGATGAGGAGCTATCTCTGATGCACGAGAGCAAAGAAGAAATACTGCAGCGCGTCTTGAAAGAAGATCTCGGAGTAAGAGAGGCGCGTCTTCATATGCTCATGAATCACGAACTCGCGAAATGCAGACTCTGCAAAACACGACTCGATATCAAAGAAGCATGGGAGGCTGATAAGCATTCGTTACCCCAAATAGCTTTTTGTCCAACATGCGGTTTGTGGTTTCATACTAACCTACCCGAACAGAGCGGTGACTTTTCAAAAAGGAAAGTGGAAAATGTACATTCAGATTGAAGATGCTTTCGCAGCCGCACATCATTTAGTAGGCTACGAAGGTAAATGCGCACGAATACACGGGCACCGATGGGTTGTTAAAGCTGCATGGTGTGGTACCGTAGATAAAACTTCGGGAATGATCTGTGACTTTGCGGTACTAAAAGAAATACTGCGCGGTACTCTTGATAGCTTCGATCATCGTGACTTGAACGACTATCTCGAAAACCCTACAGCAGAGCACGTCGCCGAAGAGATCTTCCGCACCCTCAGAGCACGGAAGATAGGTTCTCTTACTCTCGCTTATGTCATTGTTGCTGAAACACCCGGATGCCAAGTCATGTTCAATGAGAAGGACTACGGCTGCTGTGGTGTTCACTCTACGTCGGAGCATGCTCTAGCGGGGAGTTAACATGTTTTACCTCGACGAGATCTTTCGCGGCATACAATTCGAAGGAGCGCTATGCGGAACGCCAGCGCTTTTCATCCGTTTCCACGGATGCAATCTCCGCTGTCCCTATTGTTTCGGCGAAGGAACTAAAATCTTAATGGAGGATTTCACACAACGAAATATCGAAGAAGCCAAGATAGGAGATCGGCTCATATCTGTTACGCGCCACCGACCAAAAGGTGAACATCTTCGCTTCTGCGTCGGAACTATAACACAAGTGATAAGTCGCTTTGCAGAGACAGTTAAAATCGGAAAGACGTGTGTTACGCCTTCGCATAAGTTCTTAAATCCCACTCATCGAGAATACTGGCAATCGGTAAGCTCTTTGAACAAGAAAAGACTTTATCACCTTCCTTTTCAAGAACAAACCGTTTTCTCCTCGAGCGAATACAAAAGAGGTTATCTCGCGGGTGCTTTTGCAGGTGATGGATGCTTTACTCTTTTTCAGAAACGTTGGCTCCGTGCTTTACTTTTCGCTAAAGATCAGGAGATGATCGAGACAGCAAAAAAGTACATCGAAGATGAATTTGGGTTTTCTCCTCGAATTGCGCTGCACTACACCCCTATGCTCACTCTTCGCGGAATAGAGGAAACACAGAGCGGACGAGCTAAGAAAATCCTGGAGGGGATAAAAGAGCTCGACAGCCAGAATTACAAAACGGGTTTTCTCGCTGGTTTCTACGACGCCGAAGGTACTATAGGCACGAAAAATGAGATAAGGATCTCCAATAAAGAAGAAGGACTAATTAAGCGCGCAGAACGTTACGCACGGGATTTAGATTTCAAAACTCAATTGAGATTCGAAGAGAGCGGAATGTTTAACTTAAGAATTCTCAATCCCGCGGGCTTTTTTTGTTTGACTCAACCGAAGATTCTTCGGAAGCTCATTGCTTCGCATAGTCTTCGAACTTTGAACAAAGAAGAAGTCGAGGTAGAACAAGAAAGACACACACAAAAAGTCTTTAACATCGCTGTCGATACAGGCGCTTACATTGCAGATGGCTTTATCGTTTCTAACTGCGACACCCAATATGCAAGAGAAGGCAAAGGATGGCCTTTGGACGGAGGGGGATTAGCGCGAATCGTAGCTGAAAGTGTCCCTTTGAAAACAGTCATCCTTACTGGAGGTGAGCCTACATTACAGCCGCTTGTTGAGGAACTTGTGCCGCTACTTCCTGCGGAGCCTTTTATCTGTATCGAGACGAACGGAACACGCCCGAGCGTGATTAAAGCACTTCGCGAATTAATTCCAGATCTGTGGGTTACCTTTTCTCCGAAAGCTATTAAAGACGCAGAGAAGATCTACGCACCTATGTGGGAGTTAGCGAGCGAGATCAAAGTGATCTTCGGGTCACTGGATGAAGCGTTCCTGGTACGCGCAACAGGAGAAAGAAAACCCCTTTTTATGCAACCAATGGAACGTGACGGCACGATCGACTGGGAACCCGTGGTACAGTTCGTAGGAGAACATCCAGAATGGCGAATGAGTTTTCAAACACACAAGATACTGGGCCTAAAGTAAGTCGAGCACAGAAAAAAGTACTCTCCAACTGGGAGAATATGGGTTTAGGAAAGCTGCTGCTCTCTCTTGGCGAGGATCTGACGCGGCAGGGACTTCTAGAAACGCCGGCGAGAGTTATTCGTGCTTGGAAGGAGCATCTCTCCGGATACACTATGGATCCGGACGAGATTGTCGCAAAGGTCTGGGACGCTGAAGGCGGCGGCGATATTATCGCCCGCAATATCTTCTTCAGTTCTCTCTGCGAACATCATTGCCTGAGTTTCTTCGGGTATATCGACGTCGCTTATCGCGTATTACCAAGAGGCAAAGTTCTTGGTTTAAGTAAGATCCCGCGTCTCATTCATTGTTTCTCCCATAGACTACAGATCCAAGAGAGGCTGGCGAACCAAATCGCAGATACCATCGCGAAGAAGATTCATCCTCGGGGTCTTGTTATTCGTGTAAGTGCGCGGCATCTCTGCTGCACAGGGAGAGGCGTAAGAACAGAATCGATGCAGATGACCACTATCACAACACGCGGCCCTTCTCGCGTATGCGAAACTTTACTACAACGAATAGGAGACAAACGAAATGGAACGGAAATTATATCTGCCGAATAATGGTATCGTCGCGCTTACGCGCTGGCTCGCGCGCTCGATAAACGCCGCTCTTCCTATATGCTTCGATTATCGTCTTCCCATAACTCTTATGGGAATTGCGGAAGGAGGACTCCCGTTTACTAAGCTCCTATCATCTTTTCTCGAGATGCCTCATTACCAAGCTTTTCTCCAGAAAGATACGAATGGCTCGTTCCTTCTTCCGCCCGGAGTACCACACAATCAAATAATTCTTGCCGACTGCATTTTCGACACAGGAAAAACGTTCGTTAAGGCGCACGAGCTATTCGCTTTAGTAGAAGCAACAGTAAGCGGTGTGGTCCTTCTGCAGCGATGTGAGAGAGAACTTAACATAAATCTCCCGCATCCTCGTTTTACCGGCTTCTTGGTTCCCGGGCGTGAGTTCTTCGTCGGCTTCGGTCTCGATGATAAAGAAGGAAAAAACAGAGAGCTACCCGACATTTACAGCGAAGGAGAAATTGAATTATGACGCTAGACTACAACGAGGCGGAAAGGCGTCTTAAGGAATTGTGTTGTGTAATTCTCAAAGACGCACGTACAGCAGCGCCAATGGCGATTGGTTATGCAGAAGACGTTTTTCGAACAATGATTCAAACAAACCACTACCTGGAAGTTCAGATATTGTATATCCTATCGAACTTAGAGTCGTGGCGCGGCGATTTGGCGCGTGAGACGAAAAAGCGACTGAGGGAACTACTCAGGGAGTTACAAGATGGACCTCTCATTGATTACACCCCCGGCATTCGTTGAATATACCTCACTATTACCGGGTCGTTTCTGTATCGGTTCAGCAGCAGTATGTAACAACAGATACAGAGACTTCTTCAAAAAGTCGGCAGCGCAAGGGTATCGTGTCATTCTCGACAACGGAGCTTTCGAAGGAAATCTTCTCGCTCCCTCGATGCTACATGAGCTCGCGTGTGAAATTGGAGCCGCAATTGTTGTTGCACCGGATATTTATAACGGCGATACACAAGAGAGCTTGTCTCTATCACAGCGCTATCTGGACGAGTATTTAGGAGAAGCCTCTTATTCGCTGATGCTTGTACTGCAGTGTGCGCCAGGTCAGATTTTGATCGATGAAATGATTGAAGGATTACCGAAAGGTTTCGATTGGATTGGGCTCCCTCGGATACTCGCTCATAATCTGTATGCTCGACAAACGCATTGCAACAAACAAGAGTTGCTGCGTTTTCTTCTCGCGGCCAATTTACAATCGGGCGCAGCTTTTGGTAAGTTAAGAGAAAGAAAGATTCACTTTCTCGGTTTGGGTGACGAGCTTTTCATGCTCCCGTATTTCTGGTGGGTAGATTCAATCGACACTGCTTCGCTTTTCTGGCAAGCAATGTGCGGTAATAGAGTTACGAAAGACGGATTTCTCCACACGCGTATTTCTCGTCCTTCTAACTACTTCTCTCTTACTCACGCCGGGCCCCAATTCGAAAGCTGCCTCGAGCATAACTGCAAATATGCTCTTGAATGGGCCGAAAAAGCGAACGAGCGGCGAAGAGAAATTACCGGCAATCTTTATTAGGAAAAGAAAATGATAACCACAGATAGCGAACCTGCAGGATACGCGTTCAAGATGTTGATAAATGGAAGAATCAATGGTATAGAGCACTTTATGTTGGACCTAGAAAACATGTTGCACGCATTGTTTGGGCCTCAACGAGTTTTATGGCAAGGATGGACTTTCGAGGATACGACAATATTTATATTTACAATAGCTTCGCCTACTGCGCATGAGTCGGCGAAATTTATCAAACTCGCAACAACAATACCGCTAGATCAGAGCAGCGCCTATTTTGCGCCCACGTACGTCTCTCTTTCTGATCCAGGTACGTTCAAAACCTTAGCTGAGGTGGCATCATGATCGTTCTGTTCGCGTTAATATGCGTTCTCTTCGGGGGACCGTGGGTAGCGCTCCTGGGATTCTTTATACTCCTCTGGGTAACGGTGAAAGAATGCTTCAAAACATCTGCCCCTATCCCACCCAAGAGCAAATAGATGCTTCCGATAAACCGATTGCTCTTGATACTGAGACTGAAGGTGAGACGAGAGACACGAATATCCCTGTCTACTTCAGCTGGGCTGCACGCGACTTTGGTTCGGGAGCCGGTCCGCTTCTTACACCCGAGGGCTTCGAAGCAGCGCGACGACTATGTGAGAATTCGCGCCCAAAGATATGCCATAACCTAAAGTTCGATGCTCAGTGCTTCGATTATCTAGGATTCAATCTGAACGGGGAGCTCCACGATACCACGTTACTGCACGTTCTCCTTGACGAACACCATCTCGAGCATCACCGCCTCAAAGCACTTTCGCGCGAGCTGTTAGGTCGTTCGCGAAGCGATGAGTACGTAATGGATCGCGAACGCGAGAAGCACTATTTCACCGAAATACCGCAAGAGCTTTCGCATCCATACGCGGTGAGTGATGCAGAAGATGCCTTGGAACTCTTTTATCTCTTTGCTCCGCAGGTAAAAGAGATAGGCTGTTGGGATCTCTATCGTAATGAAGTTGCTGCGGCGCTTGCTTATAAGAGAATAGAGCAAAGCGGAGTGGGAGTAGATCTCGATGCGCTTACTATTGCTCTGGGACGTATAGATGAGGCGCTCACTAAACTATCAGAGCAGATCTATGCGGTCTTTGATGAACAATTTCTGATAAGCAGCGCGGAGCAATTAGGGGATGTCCTCGTAAAACATTTTCCTCTTTTAGAAAGAACCGCAACAGGGCAGGTTGCTACAAGTAAAAAGATACTGGAACCTTTCAAGAGTGACTCGCGAATGCAACTTGTGCTTGCGTTTCGCTTTCTCTTCAAGTCAGCGTCGACGTTAAGGGGTTATTATCGAAGAGTAAGAGAAGGGAGAGTACACCCGGAGTATCGCCAAACGACCACAACAGGAAGAAGTGCAGCAAAAGATCCGCCCGTACAGCAGATTCCGAAACAACGAGGTCGCATCACAGAAATCGAAGTAGGTTCCAAGGAGCTCGCGCAGATATGCGCAGATGCATTTCGAAGTGTACGCGCAGTGTTCATCCCCTCACCGGGCGCTTTTCTGCTCGCAATTGACTATTCCCAGATCGAGTTCTGCGCCTTCGTTCACTACACAGGAAGTAAGCGCTTGGCTGAAGCTGTGGTGAACGGTACAGACATTCATCGCGCAATATGCGAGATGGTCTTCGGTACATATGACGATCGTCTCCGCCACATCACAAAAATGCTCAACTATGGCATCCTTTACGGAATGTCTGTTAAACGAGCGGGGCAGCAGCTCGCGGGCGAGAAACTAGGAGATATAAAAGTCGAGGATATTATTCCAAGATATGAGCGCGCGATTCCCGAAATGAGAGGAACACAGAAACTAATTCAGACCGTAGGTGAGATGAGAGGATATGTCAAGGACATTTTTAGTCGGCGTTATCGTTACGCCGAGCATATTGGTTCCTATACCTTAGTCGCTTGGCTTTGTCAGGGTACTGTCGCGAATATGAAGAAACATGCGCTGGTGCGTTGCGACCGCCTATTAGAAGGACGGAGAAGCCGAATATGCTTAGATATTCACGATGAGCTGGTCTTCGATCTCTTTCCGGAAGATATCTCTCTTATTCCTCTTATCAAAGCCGAAATGGAACGATTTCCTGAACTGTGTGTTCCGACGAAAGTCGAGATAAGTGGCGGCCCTAATCTGCTATTGCTAAAGAAAATGACCGTTGAACAACTAACAGGCCCCGAAGAGCCTTGGAAGGAATGGATCAATGGGCGATGAGTTAAAAGAAATCGCAGACCGACTAGAGAACGCGATCGACGGCACAGATAACGAGGAGCTTCAGGATATTCTCGATGATCTGCGGGAGTACATAGCTAACACGGAGGGATAACTTCATGAAGAGCCTCATTCTCGGTACAGGTGGAATCTGTAGCGCAACAGTAATGTCTTTGGCAAGAAAAGAAGGCGAGGCTATAGCTCTCTTCATAGAGCACGACCAAGATAACATAAATCGGGACCACGATGCTTTTTTGGCTCTTTGCGGATACTTCGACATAGGTGCGCTCTCTGAGCCTTTACGCGCTCCGAAAATATGGCTCCCTTTCAAGCTAACGCTTTTCATTTCTTACGCTCTTGTACGTGCGCAAGAGCTAGGATGCGGAATCGTATACTATGGGGCGAGCCAAGACGATCTATTGATCGAGAGTAGTGAGACGTACTTGTCTACATTCCGTCTCCTTGCACGAAAATTCCAAGAGGAGGAAGAAAAGGAACCGTCGGTTGATGCCGAAGCGCCTCTTGCTCTTCTGGATATAAAACGCATTATCCGCGTCGGTTCAGATCCTGCCTATAAGGTTCCTTGGGAGCTAACCTATAGCTGCGAAAAAGGAGGCGAGAAACATTGTGGTGAATGCACTCATTGTAAACGAAGACGCGCAGGCTTCGCCGCATGTAGAATGAAGGATCCTGCAAAATACATAAGGATAAGGAAATAACAAGGAGTTAAGTAATGGAACATAAAACGGTCCTTTTTCTTGTGGTTTTAGTTCTCCTCGGCCTAGCTGTATGCATCATTGTGATGGAATCAGATCCAGTAACGCGAGATTTGCGTCTCGAAATAGCGAAACGACAAGTCGAATACAGAGAAAAAGCTATAACCGAAAGAGAAAAAGCAGAGCAGGAAATTGCAGCCATAAGAGAAAATGCGGCGGCGAAAAAGGCACAACTACTCGAACCGCGTGAAGAACCGACTAAGATTGAAGCACCGCCTAAGATTGAAGGCCCGGGTTTCTTTGAGAAGCCCACCGCTTCAGCACCCACTCCGGCGCCGGCACTGACACCTCCACCAGTACCCGCTCCGGCTACAGCACCGGCTCTAACTCCACCAGTTCCTACCACGACGCCACGACCCAGCATACAAGCCAAGTGCGCTTATTGTCGTGGCTTAGGGACCATACAGTGCCAGGCTTGTATAAACACCGGTGGTTTCTCTACTGGCCTTATGGCGTGCCCTATATGTAATACAGCTCGAACAGTTGTATGTCCTTCTTGTAATGGTCACTGGGATGAACTCTGTACCCGATGTTCGGGCAAAGGATATATTCTAGTCCAAGAATATCGACCTGGTACGGAATATATACCAGGTTATGGTCGTGTTGCTACACGAGTTCTGTGCACGGTTAGAAAAGACTGTACGGCTTGCGGATCAACGGGTAGAATCATTCTATGTAGAAAATGTATAAAGGGTCGTATCCAATGTCCTAATTGTAAAGGTGCTGGAAGAATTGGTGTGTGCCCGGTATGTAAGGGAGAGAAACGTGTGCCCTGCCCCAAATGCAGTTCGACCACCGACTCAATGAGGTAAGAAAATGAAAACCAACACAACAATAGAAGGTCAGCTTGAGATTGATCACGATCGTGGTGTGATCTACTTCCATAGTCTCACTGGGCAGACAGAGTTGCGTATTTGTCGTTTGCCTCGTCCGATTCCGAGATACAAGGCGCTTGACATCACGCATATGTACGGATGCAGTTGGAACGAAGAGAAGGACTCGAGCAAAAATGAAGATCATAGCGATCGATCCTAGCTACGAGGACGGAGGACTGGGCTATGCTATTTTAGAAAGCCCAGAGAAGTTACTGCTGTGGGGTACTACTCACTCTGACGCACCTAAAGATGCGCCTTTCGAGCAAAAGGTCGCTGCAGCGCTTGTTGTGCTAGAGAGAGATATCCTGCACTGTGGATTGATGGGTGAAAGAGGACGGCTCGTCATAGAGATGCCGGAGGTTTGGGGCGGGTTCAAAGCAGCGATGAGTACAAAAACCGGAGTGTTACATAAGCTGTTCTTTTTCGTCGGGGCTTTATGGCAATGGGGGCGGGAGCGACAACTTAGTCCGGTACTAATCCCTGTACGAGAATGGAAAGGACAATTACCGAAGGAAGTAACAAGAAAAAGAGTCGAGGACACGTTCGGCATCAAAACCAAAAATACACACGAAGCAGATGCGATTGGTCTAGGTTTATACTATCTAAAAAAGGCGACACAGAATGACAACACAGGAATTCTTCAAGGAGCTTCCCGGATGCAACCTCTGCAAGGAGCGAGCACTCGTTCAGAGCTGTCTGCGAGCAAAAGGGGAACCCGTCCCAGCGAAAGGTAACTTCAATGCTCGGGCAGTACTTATAGGCCGTAATCCAGGAGCGACCGAAGCACGCGAGCTAGTGCCTTTTTGCGGCGCAGCAGGAGACCAACTTAATGTAGCACTTTTTGCTGCGGGGATAAAACGGGCAGAATGTTATGTTACGAACGTGGTGAAATGTTTTACTCCTACTGGTGTTTCGCCTAGTATCGCTTGCCGCAGGAGATGCGTCGGCCGCTGGCTCGATCGCGAACTTGCCCAGCTTGAGGAGCTAAAGCTGATCGTTACATTCGGTAACGAAGCCTTACAGTATTTCGATACCGAGGCAACTGTAGGGCAGCTCCACGGAACATCCTTTTCGGTTTACGTCAAACAAAGAACGCAGCCAACAATGTTGTTCGTAATGTTTCATCCAGCCGCTTGTCTCCACGATCCCCGAATCATAAAACGATTCGAAGAGGATGCAAACGAATTAGGTAGAGTAGCCAAGGAACTAGGAGTAACACAATGAAAATTGTACTTTTACTTTCGGGCGGACTTGATAGCACGGTACTGCTATATCATTTATTAAGTTGTAAGCATGAAGCCATAACTCTCTCTGCTTGGTACCTACAACGTCACGCCAGAGAGTTAGACGCAGCACAGGAAATCGCTGATTCAGCTAAGGTTGAACATCACTATATGAATTTCTCAAATTTCGGGAGCATAGTAAATTCCGCTCTTACGACGCCCGAGATAGAAGTGCCTCAAGGAGACTACACACCGGAAGTACTCAAAACCATTATAGTCCCAAATCGGAACGCATTACTTCTTAGTGCCGCTTTCGGGCTCGCTTTCACCCGAAACGCATTTGCTGTTGCGTACGCAGCGCATAGCGGGGACCATGCGATATACCCTGACTGCAGACCCGAATTCATCTACGCTTTCGAAAAAGCTATGGAACTAGCTTGGTTCCCTGAAAAGAGAGTGAAGCTCATAGCACCTTTCGCGACTTATACGAAAACACAGATTGTTCGGCTTGGCTCTGAACTCAATGTACCTTTTGGGCTAACCTATAGCTGCTATGTAGGTAAGAAAAAACATTGTGGGCAATGCCCAACTTGCAGAGAGAGAAGAAAAGCTTTCGCAGAAGCACATGTTCTTGATCCCACAGAATACGAGGAGAAATAAATGGGTGTCGACGCACGAAGGAAGAATCGCGCCCGACCTCTTTGAGAGAACTGGTGATCACCGCGTATCCGTCGCTTTACTGGACCAGTTAGATGAATATGCGAATTGCGCTTTCCTCTCAGAGCCCGGCAATTCCGGAGATAAAAATGAAATATCTTGAACAATTTCTTCGCCATCCCCGAATATCTGAGCTTGCTCCGCATATGCGAAACATCACAGATATCGACCTTAACTTCGCAGCAGCAGAAGAAGCAGCGCGTCTCTGCAATAGAACACACAAAGCCAGAGTAATCTGCATAGGTGACGGAGCAAAAAGTATCACAGGTAACATCTTCAGAATACTCTTTCCGTATTGGATTGTATCTAGCATAGACCCGCGCGCCGAAACAAAAGCAACCTGGGTACATCGGGAGCAAGCAACTCTGCAGCATATACTATATTGGCGCGGCACGATTACTCCAGCTCTCATCGTCGCCGTTCATTCACATGCACCTCTCCCAGATACAGGAGATGCTACAATCGCGATTCCTTGCTGCGTAAAACAAACGCTACCGCGAAAATGTATAACAAAGAGGCTTCGCGGAGTGCACGGAACAAAACACAGAACAATCAAGATTTGGCCTTCAATAGGAGTAAAGCATGGATAATCGAGTAACGGTTAACATAGGTCAAACTACTATTAGGATCAACCCCAACGGAGCTTATGAGACAATCTGGTGGTATAACGGAAATTGGAGTGTTCCCACAAAGAAGTTTCAAGATAAGAAGCCAGAAGAAGTCGCTGCATACTTAGACGAGCATCGTATCTGTAGCGACTGCGGCGAGGAGCTACCTAATAACGAAGTTGCGGGAAAACATTTTGCAGGTCACTACTGCGCGGCCTGCTGGGAAAAATACAAAGCAAGAAACAGCCGCCGATGCGGTATCTGCGGTCGACCTCTTTACATCTGCACGTGCTAACAAGAAGGAGACAGCAAAATGTATCTGCGCATCGCTCGGGAAGAACTAGAGTCAGCGGGCCACCTCAATATATTCGAGATCACCCCAGAAGGAAAGTTGACGATTGCTTGGGATCCTTCATTTCTTTGTGGAACTCGACCTCTCGTCGGAGAAGACGTAGTGAAGATACTGGAGACAGAGCTAGGAAAAGACGAGACTTCACACCTGATCGAAAAGTTCGCTGATAGTCTCGGACGCGCCGCTTTCATGAAACATGTGAGCTAAAGATGGAAGATCCTCAAATCACAGCGCTACAACGACGCTTGCAGCTACTGAGGCAATTACCCGCTGACTTTCGAGACCTTGAGCCAAGTTCACCCTCATGGATGCTCTGGTGGAATGAATATCCTATGTCGCAGGAGATGATGGCTAAATGGGCTCACGGTCCCGTGACTCAGCTCACTTCTTTCGACAACTTCTATGATCTTGTTGACGCAATCGAAGAAGCCGAGAAACAAGGATGCTCATTCATTGAAACCACGGACGCAGCGCTGCTTGGTCTCAATAAGGTGCTGAGCTTTTTCAGCTATAATTGTCGGCTCCGGTTTCAACAAGTCTAGGGAGAATAGCAATGTACATCAAGCTGGAAATCAACGAACTCGACCCGACACACACAAAGATTCGCATTTTCGACGGCCCAGACAAGGATCATCTCGGTTACTGTGGGTATCTCTGTATGACGCCAGGAGGCGCCGAAAGGCTTCTGCTGGCTGTGCGGAGAGACAATAAAATAGGCGATTTTGGCGTAGTTGATTCACTAGATCGAGTAAGAGCAGCGCAGTAGTAGCCCTTGAGACAGCAGGTGACCCACCGAAAGGTGGGTCACTTGCTATTTTTTTTTTATTTGCTCATTTTTTCAAGCTACTCTTTTTTATTTACCTTTATTTTTAATTTTTTGCAAAAAAGATGTTGAAAAATTCATTTTTAGACCTTATAATATAAGAAGATAGAAAGGACTCAAATGAGACCAATGGTATTCCACACACAAAAATCAAGGGTTACGAGTATCTGTGTGCAATGCAAAAGTGATCTCCCTCGCGGAGTCTCTATTGTACGCCAAGGTGCGCTCTGTTTTCATCGGGAATGCTTCGAAGAGCACCTCACAGAACAGATGATGCGATATAAACAAGCACTCGCGCAGCTAAGGAGAGAGCATGAGTGAACTTCTCAAAGCGGCGTTGGATTATGCAAAGCTTGGCTGGAAGATTATTCCCTTACACGGTGTGAGTGAAGATGGTCGTTGTCTATGCCGAGAAGGCTGTACAGGCAAAATTGTAGGCAAGAAGCCACACATTAAAGAATGGCAGGAGAAAGCTACTACAGATGAAACAACCATTCGTTCATGGTGGAGTAAGTGGAAAGACGCTAATATAGGTATAGTCACTGGTGGACCATTGCTCGTAGTTGATGTCGATCCAAGAAATGGAGGCAACGAGACACTCGCGGCAATCGAAAAAGAACACGGACGATTGGCTACAGCGCAGATACTCACCGGAAGCGGAGGAGCACACTATTATTTCCTCAAAGACAAAGAGAAGAGGATCAAAGGAGGCACAGGTCTCTTAGGACCAGGGATCGACATCAAGTCCGAAGGAGGATTTGTCGTCGCACCGCCAAGTCGGCATTTGAGCGGAGAAATATACAAGTGGGTCTCCGACCATCTCAAAGCACTTCCAGCATGGCTTCTCGAAGAGATTAACAAAAAGCATACGAAGAACCCCGAAGTTCTTCCCGACCGAATTCCCGCAGGTGAAAGACATGATGTTCTCCTTAGCTACGCCGGTCGCCTCCGTCAAGCAGGTCTTACATACGATGAGATCTCACAGAAGCTAAACGAGGCTAACACAAGGTGTGTTCCGCCCTGCTCGTTATCTGAGGTTGACGAAATCGCGCAGAGCATCATGAATTATCGTGTTGCTGACTATACATTTGATGGTATCGGTAATGCTCATCGTTTTCGCGACGAACACAAGCACGTGATACGACGCTGTATAGATGAAGGGAGCTGGTACATCTGGCGCGGGAATCGTTGGCGCAGAGCATCCGATGACGAGATCACACAACTCAGTATAGCGACGATCGAACGTATACGTACCTTCGCTTCATTATCGGGTGATCTCGAAGAGAAGATGAGAAACTGGGCGCGAGCCTGCCGCACAGAAAGACGCGTTCGCGAACTCTGCTACTTGAGCACCGCTACAGAGGAATTTCATGTACGCTCGCCCTCTTTCAATAACGATCCATTTCTCCTCAACTGCAGTAACGGCACACTGCAGCTGAAGTCACTCCGTCTTCGTGAGCATCAACGCGAGGACCTACTGACGAAAATAACAAAAGTCCGATTCAACCCAAACGCGCACAGCGAACGCTGGGACAAGTTCCTCTATGAAGTGTGTCGCGGAAAGCAGGATCAGATTAACTACTTGCAACTCGCTGTTGGCTACTCCCTGACCGGTGTAACTGACGAGGAGAAGGTCTTTTTCATTGTTGGTCCAGGAGGCACAGGTAAAACGACATTTGTTGAAGCCATCCGACGCATTATGGGCGAATACTGCACCACGAGTAGCCCTCAGGAGTTTCTTTCTGCTACACGGAGTAGCTCCGCTCCGACACCAGGGATAGCAAAACTCGCAGGCACACGTTTAGTCATTAGTAGCGAAATACCTCACGGCGCCCGTTTAGCTGAGTGGGTAGTTAAAGCGCTCACAGGCGGTGAGGTAATAACAGCTCGGCATTTGTACAGAGAGGAGTTTGATTTCCTACCGCAATTTAAGTTGTGGATGACAATGAATGAAGCTCCTCGCTTCAACTACAAAGATAGCGGGATTAAGCGCCGAATTATCATTATTCCGTTTGAATTCACACCGCCGCAGCCTGACCCTACATTAAAACGCGCTTTTCGTATAGATCCTACTGAGCAGGAAGCCATTCTCGCTTGGGCCGCGCACGGTGCTTTGAGGTGGTGTGAGGGAGACGTTTTAAGTGAACCTGAATGTATTATCCAAGCTACACAGTCATATCAGATGGAGCAAAATCCACTCTCGCTCTGGCTTGATGACGAAACTTCACGAGACGAGGATGCTTGGACACCCACAAAGAAACTCCGCGAATCCTTTAATTTATGGGCGTCCCGAAAAGGAGTGCGTCTATCGGACTTCGGTTTAGTGAGCGATCGTGCTTTCGCCGATGCACTCCGGACGCTCAACTTCCGCAAGGGAAATAGTGTCGACAAGGAGTCTGGGCGTCAAGCGAATGGGTGGTCCGGTATAAGGCTTAAGACGGAGCAAGAGAGATTTTAGGTAAAGAGTATTCTATGATCTCTAGATCCTATTGTTTAATAGATTTTTCAAAAAAATATTATAGATACATAAAACATCTAGAGATCATAGAATGAAACGAGGTAACAACCTCAAAGCAGGAGCAAAACATGGAAAGAACATTGAATGAGATCCAGAAAGAAGTTAGGGATTGGGCAAACTATAATTTTGGGTATAGAGAAGATTGGCATCCACTAATGGGAGCCGTAGAGGAGATAGGCGAACTTGCTCACGCTTTTCTTAAGCGCGAGCAAGGAATTCGTCATAGTAGAGCCGAGTGCGACGCTATGATTCGAGACGCTCTTGGAGACATAATGATTTATCTTTTTGATTTCTGTGATATGCAGGGTATATCACTCTCCGACGCAGTAGAGGAGACATGGTCGAGGGTGAAGAAGAGGGACTGGACAAAAAACCTCGTTGACGGCAGTAATTAAAAGGTTTTTTACTTTTCTTCTTGCAAAACGCGGCGGCGGCTTCTATAATGAATATATGGATCAGGAATCTGCAATCTACAGGAAGAAAATTGGTATTCATTGTATGTTGCCTCGCTGGCTGATCGACCTGCTACCTGTTAGCGGGTTCTGGATCAACAAACAATACATTTCGCGACGGGAGCTCCTCTGGGCGGCAGCGATTAATGGGGCACAGCGTGGAGCAGAAGCTGTAGTAGGCCAAGTAAGTTTTGAGAGCGGCTTCTTGGTAAACGTGAAGTTCCGCTCCGAGCGTGAGATAGAACTGATCCGCAACTTCGCACAAGCGCTTTACTTATCGAAACCTGCATCGGTGCTAAGGACTGCGATAATGCTCGGCCTGCGCTTGCCTCGAGTGGAGGAGGGGGTGATGTCGCAGATCCGAACTGAGAAGTTCACTCATCGTGAGCTGCGCGATATCTGGTCCTCTGCAATCGCGTGGTTGAACGAGAATATAAAGGAAAAGGCAAGTGCCTGAGGAAGTAAGACATGTGAATGGTCGAAGGGCAATGCTCCAGGCGCTTGATATACTCTGGAATGAAGAAGCCAATATCCGTAAAGTCACTGCAGCGATGCAAGATCACCTCGACACCCATCCTCTCGAACACCTTAAGCTTTTTATTTATCCGTTGCTCCCTAAAGCAGAGGGACTAAATGAAGAAAAGGGTGACGAGAGCATTCCTGAAATAAGAATAGTATCTGCGTCACCGAAATCTGATAAGGATAAGGAGATAGAAAGTGACCTTGCATAATCTCTCTCGTCTCGATAATAAGCTCCGTTTCGCTTTTAACGACGAGACAAAACAAATTCATGTTGTGAGAGTAACCTCGGGAAACGAGGAGGATCTCGGGGCCATTGGAATACCGTCCGGAATCACAGCTCTGAAGACCGAAATGATCACGATGACCGCGGCATCGGCAACGCTTAAGAGCCTCCTGGCCGGCGGCGCATATCAGGCCGGCGTTAAACGAGTCTTCATAAAAGCCGCCGCGCCGTGGAGTTTCGCCATCGGAGCGGCTGCCGTGATGGGTGCGGTCACCCTTGACGCCGGAATCGGACATGAGATTCCATGTACGGAAGACACCGACCTGCGAGTTATCGCGGGCGGCTCCGTCGCGGCCTTTGTGGAGCAGGAGGGCTAATCATGAAAACCTACTTTGGCTTGACTGACAACTGCATCACGGGGCCGATGCTGGAGCAGCGCCTGCGCACGAGCAGGCTCGATGACATGGTGCCGGAGTTTCGGGATGTCTACAACCCGGACCTTGACGGGGCGGGGACGGGAACCGGTCTTACTGCGGCGCTGGACACGGGCGTTTACAAAACGGGGGCATCTTCGCTGAAACTGACGTGCGCTGCTGAAGGCGCTGGCTATGTTTCAATCAACCTGAATAGCAGCCGGTACGTCAAAAGCGGTATCGTAATGCGAGTACGCTGCGATCATTGGGACTACATAGAGAAGGTGTACGTGCGGCTTTACGAGGCTACTAGCGGGGCCGGTCATCACTATGTGAGCTTGGCCGAACTCTCCGGGGGTGTGGTCTATGACCGCAATGGAATGGCGGCATATCCGTGGGAGAATGACACATGGCGGATTATCCGGCTGCCGAGGTCGCTATTCGCCGCCGACAGCAGCCCGACGGGTTGGGGGACGAGCGACAGCAACGCGGTAAAGACTGTTGCCAAGCTTTACATCAATCTGGACGCGAGCGCCGATGGTGGGCTCAATCTATATGTGGACCGCATCTGGGAGGAACGCTGGCCGCTGCCGTGGGTCAGCATCCTAAGTGATGGGTTCTACGCGGGGTTCCGCGACTATATATGGACTCCACTGGCCGCGAACGGCCTGGCACGTGGTGTGAACGCCAGCATGCGTACAGTATCGGGCACGGGGATTTACCCGTCGTGGGCGCAGCTTCAGGCACTGTTGGACGCCGGAGGCTCTCGTGCGGTACATATGGCCACTGCTGCAGGTGGAACGTTTACTACCAGCAACACCGCCGCCGAGGTCGCCACGGCATACGCGAAGTGGTTTGCGGAGGGAGATGCAAATTTGGTGAACTGGCGGCGCGGAAAACACTTCACGCAATTCCTCGGCAATGCGGGGAAGTACAATCAGCATGATATGGCCGGGGTATTGCGAGCGTGCGGCGTCTTCTGTAGTCGAGGCACGGTTTCGGATGGGACGATGAAGTTTTCGATTGATAAGGCTATACAAAACAAGCCGCGCACGACCACCTATAGTCCACAGTCTATGCTGATCCTTGACGGTCAAGTGCCGTTCCTTGGACAGTACAACTATTCCTGCACGGGCTGGCGCGACCTTGGGGATACCTACAAGGATGACTGGACCAACCAAGGGCTTGCGATTATAGATCAGGCGCGCCGGCACGGGCTTTACCAGTTGGGATACGTCCACAACGTAGAGGTCGGGACTGTCGGCGCTGGCAATATGGGCAGCCAGTGGGCCGCAGGGTTTGTCGCGTACTTGTTGGCGTATCGAAACAGTTTTGTTTTCCTGACGCCGGAAGATGCGTGGCTTATGACCTACGGCCGCGCCGGGCCGATCTATGTTTCCAGCACGAACGAGTGGCTTAACAGACAGGACGGCAGTCCGGTGATGTGAGCCAGGCCGTGGGCCCAGAATGAGAACTGAACGATGGTGATAAAGGTGAGCGATTGCGGCAGAAAACACCTGGCACTGGTGCTGTCGATCCTGGGGCTGATTGCGGTTCTGCTCGCCGGGTTCTGGTGGAATCAACAGGCCAGCGCGACCTTGCT